TAACACAACTGTTAAATCAGAAAAGTCTTTATTAAAATTTTTTGTGAAAAAAGTTTTTAATATTTTTGTTAAACCATGTTCTAAATTTTCTTTATTCATAATTAAGCTTCAGTAAATAGATGATGACCATTCTTGTCTACAACAAAAAGAAGTACTTTAAGAAAATGACCTTTACCAACCAATGGTTTTAATATTCTATTTGGAATAATACCGGCTTGCCACCAAGCCAAATCTAAATTATATAATCTCCACAATTTATTTTTTACTTCCCATTCAGAAAAACGTGGTGTGTTATCATTAGTATCAAAAAGTTCCTTATCAGTTGTATTCAAAAACATTTTTATAACTAAAAGTTTGGGATTATCAGGAAAATCAACAACTTCAAATTTTTCAATAATATCATTTTCTAAAAGATTCAACATCGAATCTCTATTCAATAATTTTTCTATTACTTGTCTAATATCCATTTAGAACTTGTCAATAACTTTTTTGCGGAAACCGAATTCCCAATTTGAACCATAGGTATTGTATTTCAAATTAAAAACTTTATCCGTCTTATCTATTATTTTTCCTTTCAATTCTCTAAGGTCTTGAGTACTCAACTCATCGTCCAAGTTATTAACCAAAACATATATAATAGTTACTTCACCTTTATTTTTACCGTTAACAGGACCTGAGCCATACAACACAGTACGTTTCTCATACCAAACATCATCAACCCTATCAAATGTTGCCATGATAAATTTTTTGATGACATCTTCTTTTTTATTTTCACTAATAACGTATTTCATATTTTATAATTAATAACTTTTTTGTTTAATAATGGGATATTCCATAATTTTATTACCAAGGACATCAATAACAATTAATACTCCCCAAGATATTGAATTTAACAATCCCAATGGTCTAAATATTTTTGTACGAATATCATTACTAACTTTATGAAAGTCAAAATTATTATCGTACAATAATTTTGCACCTTGTTGACCTTCGTAATCAACAGTAATATTAAGAAAAACTTTAACAACCAACAATTCAAACTCATTAAAAGATGCCACGGTATATTTTTGAATTATATCATTTGGTGGTATAATTTTAGGATTATTTAATAAACCCAAGATGGCTCTATCGGTGCTAGTCATTTCCATGTATTTTTTATAAATAGTTTGTTATGCTCATTTCTTTTTATTACCTTTGTTCCAAATGAAAGATTTACAATCCGTAATAAACAAACTCATTAATAAGTCAGTGGTTGGGTGTGACACCTACACCAATAAAAATAGTCTATGGTTAATATTTACCGACAAAAAAGAGTGGGTGATTGAATTAACTAGCTCAGGCTCTTTGTGGTATAATTACTATTTCTTTCAAAAAATATTTAAGGTTCTTAGTCTTGATGTTATTGAGAATCAACATTATATAACAAAATGGGTTGGTGATACCATTCAAAATGGGGTGAAAAACACCGAGGACATTACCTTTGAGGAAGTTGAAAATGTTGGTGATACCATTCAAAATGGGGTGAAAAACACCTGCCATCCGCATCACTGGCCAAACTCGGGTGTTGGTGATACCATTCAAAATGGGGTGAAATACACTACGGCAGACAACTTCCAACGTTCGTATTGGGTTGATGATACCATTCAAAATGGGGTGAGAGACACCGCTCATCACATTGGTCGCAAATATGCCCCTGTTGAAAACACCATTCAAAATGGGGTGAGAATCACCAACCGAAAGCGGTGCGCTTTATATCAGACCGTTGAAAACACCATTCAAAATGGGGTGAGAATCACCTCCGCCGCCATGTTCTTTGGTACAGAACAAGTTGAAGATACCATTCAAAATGGGGTGAAAAGTACCCACACAAGGCAATTACATCAACCGCTGATAGTTGAGGATACCATTCAAAATGGGGTTAAATTTGTTTCAAGTTTAAGTTATTACCCATCATCTATGATTGAACATACCATTCAAAATGGGGTCAAAAACACCTTATATAAACAAGGGAATTACCGCGGAGTAGTTGAAGAAACTATACAAAATGGGGTAAAATATATTGGGTATATATTTCGTAAAAATATACGAAAAGTTGAAGAAACTATACAAAATGGAATTAAAAATAATCAAATAATATAAAACAAAATGAAAGATTTAAGTAAACTAATTAACAAGATGATTGACAAGGCTATTATAGGTTGTGATAAATATGTTCACAATAATAGTACTTGGTTAATTTTTACTGACGATAAAAAATGGGTTATTGAATTAACTAAGGATGGTACTTTGTGGTATAATTACAATTTTTTCAAAAATTTATTAAAAGTTCTTTCTTTGGATGTTGTTGAAAATCAACACTATATTACCAAATGGGTTGAAGATACCATTATAAATGGAGTGAAAGAAACTATTACCTCTGAAAATCGTAGTAGATTAACCGCAGAAAATATTATTGAAAATGGGGTGAAAAACACCGAAACCACTAAAGCCACTTACAATACATTGGTTGAACATACCATTAAAAATGGGGTGAAACACACCGAGGATTCGAAAAGTCTGAACTCTCAGGAAAGGGTTGAACATACCATTGAAAATGGGGTGAAAGAAACTCTTCATTATGACCACCATTGTCTAAGGGAAGTTGTTGGTACAATTCAAAATGGGGTGAAACACACCCGAAGAAACGGGGATTCTATGAATACCGATGCTGAAGACGCCATTATAAATGGGGTAAAGGAATCAAAACCATCTAATGCTGCTTCTTGGACTGAAGTTGAAGATACCATTCAAAATGGGGTGAGAGACACTGGAACGTACTACGTGGAACAGGTCGTTGAGATTGAAGATACCATTCAAAATGGGGTGAAACACACCTCTGGGGGTAGAAATTATGGTCCGTATAGAGTTGAAGACACCATTCAAAATGGGGTGAAAGAAACCGAATGGATAAACAATAGTTTGCTCCCTGCGGTTGAAGATACCATTGAAAATGGGGTTAAAGAAACTGAATTACACAAAGGGGTTAGACCATCTGCGGTTGAAGATACAATTCAAAATGGGGTTAAACACACTAATAACAGGCTTAATCGTGATATAAGAGTCGTTGAAGATACTCTTGAAAATGGGGTGAAATGTACTCAATCAAAATCAGGTTACTGGGGGAGAAATAATGAAGACACCATTAAAAATGGGGTAAGACATACAATGTGGAGTAATGATGATGACGATGTTGAAGACGCCATTGGAAATGGGGTGAAAGAAATTCATTGGGTTAAATATAGTAATTTAAGGTCTGTTGAAGACACCATTCAAAATGGGGTGAAGTACACCTGTCAAACAATGAATCCAAAATGGAAGTATGTTGAAGATACCATTCAAACTGGAGTGAAGTACACAAGTTGGCACGAACCGATACTTTTAGGTACAAAGGTTGAAGACGCCATTCAAAATGGGGTGAAAGAAACTCACCGAGATGCTGAGCGACACCCAAAGACTGTTGAAGACGCCATTGAAAATGGGGTAAAAGAAACCAAGAAAGGTGGTTTTAATCAACATTATAATATGTTTAGGACCATTGAAAATGGGGTAAAAGAAACCAAAAAATTAGAACACGATAGAACCACTTATCATGCTCATTTTAGTCAAGAACATGGAACGCACACACCGTTAGACATGGTTCAAGATGTGGTTCAAAATGGAATCAAGGAAACCAAAACACCCGGTGCAGATGGTGATATTTTATCAACGTTAGAATGGATAAAAGAAAATAACACCGTGAATATCCCTAAACTAATTGATGATGTTATTGAGAATGGAGTTAAACATACTGAGGCAGGTTGGGCTCAATACAATTCAGTTGATGATGTGATTGAACGTGGAATAAAACGCACAGAAGGTGGTATTTTATTTGATGAAACTAAAGTTGATAGGATTATTTCTGAAGGTGTTAAAGAAACTAAAGCTGGTGGATATTTGAGTTCAATAGAAATGAAAGGTAAAATGGTTCATCAACTTGAATCTCCAAAACAAAATAATGAGGTTGATGACGTAATTGAACACGGTGTAAAACTAACCAACAGCTCATTACAAATTGATGGTTCTTGTGTTGTAGAAGATGTTATTCAAAATGGAATTAAAGAAACATCTTCAACAACTTTAGAACCAACCAAAGCAATTGAATATATTATTCAAAATGGAATTAAAGAAACCCATGATGATGTTTATCACAATAAAGGTAGAGTTGATGGCGTAATTAAAAATGGCGTCAAAGAAGTAAAACCATCATACCGAATAATTATTAACCCAATGAATTTTGAATCTGAAATAATTGAAGATACAAGACTCCTCGATATTACAGATGTAATTTGTGATGGAGTAAAAGAAATTCAACCATTACCTGCACAAGATGGTAATAGAGATTGGGGTAATTACTATTATAGAAAAGGAGAACCTACAAAACCACATACCAAATATGTGGATGAGGTTATTGAGAATGGTATTAAAGAAACAAAACCAATTGATTATTCAGACAATACTGAATTTATTGTGGATGGTGTTATAAGTAGAGGAATTAGTATTTAATAAAACTTCTACGTAACCAATAATACATATCTTTATCCCAAGCCTTATCAAAATCAATTTTAGATAATATCCACAACAATAACTCTTCTCTTGATACTCCACAGTATTTGTATAACGCAAATAATGCATTATAGACAGTTTCAGTTAACATACCTAAATTATCGTATACTGGAATGTGATATGTGTCCCATCCATTAACGTACATTATGGGATGTAAAAATTCAATTTCAATTTTAATACAAAACTGATAGGTTCCTGAAACCGTATGGTTCATATAGTAAACTCTTACCACTTTTACCATTTTATCAATAATATTTGGTTCCATACAACAAAGATAATATAATTTACGTATATTTACAATATATGACAGAAGCTGTTCAAAATGTACTAAACATGGTGGTTAAACCAAAATATCCATTAGTGGGTGAGATAATAGTACGTGAAGACAATGAATTCGATATCACCACTTACATGATTTACATTATGTCAGATAAGTATGAAGCTATTAAATATCAAAATGAAATAGTTAAAGATATTGAAAATGTCTGTAAAAGTATGGGAATAAAAAGAAGAGAAATTGAAAATATTAAATTTGCCTCATATGGTTAAACAAACTGAAGGTCAACAGACTCTTTATTATAACCATATTTTTCAAACAAATCTTCAACAAATTTTTCAAAACTATTTCTATTTTCACCATAACGAAGTCCACGACTTCTTGGTTGTACAATAGAAATTCTTAGCATGGTGCTATCAACTTTAACTGACATACGTTGAATGTATTTACCAAAAATAGAATCTTTTATTTCTTTTTTGATTTTCTTATTCATTACTTTTGTAATCCATTCATCAACACCCTTAATTGAGGTACCATAATTATTTATCTGTAATTTACCATGAGCTGGAGAACCAAACTCAACACCAAGTAATTTCATAAGTTCCGTTCTTAATTTACCAACAACATTGTTAGCTTCTACTTTATCTTTAGTTGGTAATTTCAACCAATCTTCAATATCAATCCAAACATTAACATGAATTTCATTTGGTCTTTCTTCTGACATTTCAATATTGTATTTTGGATTTATCGTTAGTTTTGAAATAATCCTTGATAATAGTTTCTCATATTTTTCAGTAAACTTTTCTTCAGGTCTGAAAGTTTCAAACTCAATGGCACCTTTATTAATAAGTTGTTTGACTAAACTTGATATCGGTCTCGATGTATATTTTTCAACTACCAAATTATATTTTTCAACAATTTCATCTCTAAGAACTTTATCCAAATAACTAATTGGAGCTTTAGATGAAAAATTCTTACCCGTTTCTTTAGCATAAAATCTTAAAAATTGATACCAATAATCTTCTAAATCATTTTGGGTTAAATGAGATATGTCAAATTCGTTAGCCATTAGTAATAAATACTCCAATAAACAAAAAACCCCACCTTGTGGATGGGGTTTTAATTTTTAAGATTTTTTTGATTATTCAGCCACTTCTACTGCCTGAATATCAATAGTAAGAGCAACCTCTTCACTAACCAATACACCACCAGCTTCCAAAGCCGCATTCCAAGTCAAACCAAAATCATTACGATTTATTTTTCCTGAAATTTCAAAACCATGTTTCACATTACCCCAAGGGTCAACACCTTTACCATTGTAATCCAACCCAAGTGTTACTTCTTTGGTTACACCTTTGATTGTCAATTCACCTGTAATTGTTCTATTGTGAACATTTACGCCAGTTGCAACAAAATCAATTGATGGGAAATTTCTCACTTGGAAGAATTCAGAACTTTTAAGGTGCTCATCACGTCCTTCATCATTTGTGTTGATGGTAGATGCGTCAATGGTTACAGATATGTTCATGTTGTCCAATTCTCCTTCTGCAGAACCCATTACGGTACCAAAAGAACCTCTAACGGTTGAAATCATTAAGTGTTTTACTTTGAATCCCACTTCTGAGTGAGATGCATCAATATTCATTTTCATATGTTAAAATCTAATAAATTAAAATTGGATAATCAATTAATTTATTGATTATTCTTCAGGGCTAATGTATTGTGCATTTTCAAATGAATTGGTAGATATAAATTCATGGGTCAAGTAATCAATAACTGATTTCATGGCAGCACCTTGATTTTCAGGACTTTTTTCGGCTTTAATATTTAGAGCAATTCCACCAGCCAATATTGCTCTCATCATCGTTGGAGTAATTTCTTTAGAAGTTGATAATTGAAAGTTAAACCTACCTTCAGTGTATGTCATATCAACTCTAACGCTTAATGTTTCATTTTCCTGTATCATAATAAAAATATACAAAAAAGTTTTCAAATAAAAAACCCCCATCTTAAAGTGGGGGTTCAAAAATTACTTGTTAGATTCTTTAGCCTTATTCAGAACCTCGTTGTTCTGTTTAATTCTTAAGGCAAATTTCTTACTCATTTTTCTACTTTTTGAATACGTACTCTTTGAACTTTTCATAATTACAAATAAATATTACCAACAACATTTATAACATCACGGATTTCTTTTTCAGTGTAGTCTTGTGATATTGGTGTATCTTCCAAGCTCAAATACCCACCCACATGTTTCAAATCACCAAAAAACGCCAGTCCAGTGGCTGACGTATTTCTAAGAATCAGTGGCCCACCAACACTCTTTAATTTCCATAAATATTGAATGTCAGTATTTGCCAAGTCCAATTCTCCACCAACAGATTGAAGGTTTCCCAGGGTTCGAGTGTGTGTAAATGACAAATCCAAATCACCTCCAATCCTATATGGTGGATTTCCTTTTAATTCCAAATATCTTTTTAGATTATTCCATCCACCAAATACCTTTATATCATGAATGTGAAGAACCTGTTGTTCTTCCTCAAATAATCTTTTGTGTTGGGATTCGGTTATGATGTATTTCATAATTACATAAATAGTGTTCCACCAACATTAACCATCTGTCTTATTTCTTCAACTGAGTATTTTTTGGATATTGGAGTTAAAAATATATCCAAATTACCACCAACTGATTTAAGATTTCCAAAAGATTCAATTGGACTATCTTCTAAAAATAAATTACCACCAACATGAGTTAAGTTTCCAAGAGATTTAATTGGTGTGTTCATTAAATTCAAATGTCTACCAACATGAGTTAAGTTTCCAAGAGATTCAATTGATGTGTTACGTAAACGCAAAATACCACCAACGGAAGTTAAATTTCCAAGTGATTTAATCGAGGTGTTTTGTAATAACAAATCACCACCAATACTATATGGTGGATTTCCTTTTAATTCCAAATATCTTTGTAGTCCATCCCATCCACCAAATACTTTTGCACTAGGAAGATGAAGAACCTTTTGTTCCTCTTCAAATAATCTTTTGTGTTGGGATTCGGTTATGATGTATTTCATATATATTGTAATTTACGTTATTAGAGTCCTTGTAAACCGTTAAACATTTCATCGTCAATCGATATAACTCCCTTTAGTTTATAAACTTCATCTAACCAAGCTTCAACATATTTTCTAATTTCATCATAATACAAACCAAACCTATCTTCCAAAAATGACCAAATATTATCATAATTTATATAAATTACATTAAGGTCTTTATTATAAAGCATCAAAATTTCATTTGGATTATATCTAAACAAGATATGACTGGGATTTTTATCACTCTGAGAAATTTTCATATCATCAAACAAATGTAAGAAATCCATTGGTGTGGTAATATTTAATAATTTTGCAAATATATCCAACCCGCCAACTCTTTTTGCAGCCACGTTTAACCCATCAGATTTAATATCATTGACTATTTTCTTAATCAATTTTTCATTTTGTTGTTCAGTGATTAGAATTTTCATGTTAATATAAATATAAACAAACCCACCTTTTTTAAGATGGATATAATTAGGGGGACAATATAACACCCGAAGGGTCGGGGAGGTCAGACAACCGTCCGAAGGACGGGTGGACGGGGTCAGAAAAAGGGGGTGGGGGTTCCGAGACGGTTTCCGGCACCATTTAATTAATACTTTTTTGATTTGGCAATAAGCATTCCATAAAGAAAAGCTTCAACACATTGTTGTGAACTTGACTGGAAAACCATTTGACCATCCAATAACACGGTATTATTAATAACATTAAGATTTGGGATTACTTTTTTTGCCACAATTTCTATTTGAGATGGTTCATCAAACATTCCTTGTTCATTTACAATATTCTTCACCATTTTAATTAAATCAGATTCTGTTAATCTTACAACTTTTTTCATATTATATAAATATACTTAATCCACATTATGTTCCCTGTAGTTAATGGTCTGATAAATCATTCCACCTATCATTCCCACCATCACAATAAAATATCCAATTGCATCAATCATGGTTATTTATATTTTTAGGGGGAACCATATGAATATCTTTATCGTCCATCTTGGTTATTTCACGATGTAATTTATTTTCCATTTTACAAATTAAATCTTTGGTTAACATATCAATAACTGACTCTTCTAAATCAAGGTCCTTCAAAGTTTCTTTATATGTTTCAGAGAATATGTCATTTGATATCATAGATAATAATTCTTGTTCAGCATCCATTATTTAGATTGTTTGAGTTCTTGTTGTTTATCTTTTTAAGAAACGTTTTCATATTCAGTCTTATTCGCTCTCTACTTTCTGCAACCTTTTCAGGTGGTATTATCTTGTACCTTTTCTTATTTATGATTTCAAAATTTATCTTAACTCGTTTACTCAGTTCTTCTCGTGGAATGATGATATATTTTTTCCATATTCTTTCTTCTTCAAATAACCCATCATAAATGGTAACATACTCACAACTTGGATTCTTTATAAACCACTCTAAAAACTCATCATCAATAGATTGTATACCATTTTTGATTAATCCTTGGTCTGTTGTTAGGATGATTTTTTTAATATTTTTATTTTTATGAATCGCCATCATAGCGCTATGATAAATAAAATTTTCATCTACTTTTATCACTTGCAATATTTCATAACCGCCTATAGATACTTCTTTACATTCTTTATTAAAACAAGATGAGTCTGGGTGTATAAACCAATCGCCTACTTTAATTTCTTCCTCAGAAATAATGTGCATATTCATACACTTTATTGTTTGCATAGTATCAGGGGCGTAATGTTCTCTGTAACCATACTCATCTTCATTTGTGATAAAAAACCTACTTGGTTTGTCCGTTGGTAATACGTGAATGTTTTTCATACCACAAATATACAAAGAATATTTGAAATAAAAAAAGGGTTCATGATTTTTGTAGTCAGGACAGGATTTGAACCTGTAATGAGAGTTCTAATGTGGACACCATCCAAGTAGTTATTACCTACTAACTCACAACATCTTTGCGTCTACCATTCCGCCACCTGACTATTTTATTTAGATAAACTTACTAATATCTTCTTTAGTAATTTCAGTTATCGAATCATCCATAATTTCTTTATTACTATGTCCAATTACTATAACGGAATAATACTTACCATCCAATTCATATACTTGGTATGCCGAATCTTTAACCCATTCACCTTCTCCGATGAATTTTGCTTTATCTAAATCTATCATAATTTTATTTTTTGTAGTCAGGACAGGAATCGAACCTGTATGATACTTGACATAATATCTACCGTGTATGAGCCGCCTTCTTCGGCGCGTGTCAAATACTCATCTTCACTTAGCGTCTACCATTCCGCCACCTGACTATGTTTAATCTTCCTTATCTGTTAATCTATACTCTAAATAACAATACCCAATATAAAAAAATAACGTTATATAGAACCACAAATCACCAACCAATGGGTCCGCCTTCTTTAAGATAGTATTCAAAGATATGATAATCATTAATCCAAAGTACACCTTAAAAACATATTTTATATAATGCCACATAATTTAACCTTTTAATACAAATTCAACACTCTTATCAAATGATTTTGCCAATCCTTCTTTTAACATTCTCAAATGTTCATCTTCACCTAACATCACTCTACTTTCAAAGAATGGATTAGACATAAGAACTTCAATGTTCATATTGTACACGTTACCAAACGCAGTTTGTTCGTTGTACTCCTCTTTGACTTTATACCACAACTCTTTGTAAATCTCCATTCGTTGTGATTCTGTTTGGCTGTACTTCCTTAATAGGAATAAGAATAGTTTTTTCATACCACAAAGATAATAATTTTATTTTAATTTACCAAATTAAAGCACATCTCCATCACCCAAATCATCAAACCCTTCTTCAACATCATTAACGGCTGATGATAATAAATCTTTAGTTGCATCAGGTTCATTACCCGTTACAATATTTACTGTGTCTTTAATTACCGCAACTGGTGTTAAAACCGTTTTAATCGTTGCGCTGAACATATTTGTTAAAAATCCCATATTATTTTGTTTTAGTAGTCAGGACAGGATTCGAACCTGTAAGATAGTTTTATAAGACTTTCCGCTGTTGCACAACTATCTAAGCCTTGTGCGTAGGTTTACCGAGTGCACAATCCCCATATCTTATTTTTACAGCGTCTACCATTCCGCCACCTGACTATATTTTTAGGATATATAAGATACACCAACAATTGCCATCGTCAACACAAACAAAATAATGTATGTGTCAATAAGAAAAGTAAAGGCATTGAAGTGGTTACCTCTTATCCAATAAGTTATCAAAAATAGTTTTCTCCAATTCATAATTTTTATTTTTTAATATCGTTTGATTGCCATGCTCTACGTTTGTCACCACTTTTCTTAGGTGTACCATCTTTTTTTAATTCGGTACCAAAATATATACAACTTGGATTACTTAAAGGTCCCATTCTAAAACTGTAATTGATTTTCTCAATTATTATGGTTCCAATATGGTCTGTGAACTTATCACCAATCTTATATGGATTGTTTGCATCACAATATTCTTTTATGATAAGTGTTTTCCTATGTTCAAACTCGTTTTCAAGTACCTTTAATTTATCTTCTAAATCTTGTAATTCCATAACACAAATTTACACATTATATTTGACAATACCTAATATTTTTTTTTGTAGTCAGGACAGGATTCGAACCTGTATAACCATTAACGGAATCATGACACTTAGGTAGGTTCCACCATTTTCCGCCACCTGACTATTTTATCTTTCAAATCTTTTATTATCATAATCCCTAAAGTATTGACAAGTTTTATATCCACTGTACCACCCAAAAGAGAAAGTTACTAATACTAATACATAAATCATAATTTAACCTGGCCAAAAACAATCTTTTGTTTTTACATTTATTTTCCAATCTTTAATCTCACCACTATCAATCCGTTTTTTCATTTCACTCATCATTTCCTCAACATCTTTGGTAGGGTAATCATCTTGTACTTCCACCTGTAGACCAGCTTCCTTAAGTGCTTTTACAATTACCTCTTTTGGGTAATCAATTGTCCCACCAAGACCTGCTATTTCTATTGTTGTCATCGCTTACCTCCTTGTATTTTATCACGCATCGATTTTGCACCTACATGAAATCCTACATTCAAATATCCATCCCTTTCTGAATCTTTATGAACCATTGTATTGACATGCTCGATGTAGGCTTTATACATTTTGTTAATCTCCTCATCACTTGGCAGTTCAATGGGTGTTAATATCTCAATCAATTCATCAATCGATAACCCTTCATCGTATTTTTCAGTAAAAAACTTTCTAATTTCTTCTTCTGTGTATAGTTTCATACTTTGTTATCTTTTTTCATATTTTATTAGTAGTCGTACCAACTTGTTAAATAAATTATAGGTAGTTGGGTGTGATTGATATCTTGTATTTTAACGTAGTATCACTCAAATCCATAATACCGAACACAACGGAGTTATCATCAGGGTTAACCATAGTTGGTGTTATCATATAACCATCCATTTTATCTAATGTTTGTTTTACCTCATTAAATAAATCAACAGGTATTTTAGTTTCAATTTCTGATTTTTCAAATGTTTCTGGATTGTAGTAATCCGCTTTGTAATTTTCCATAATTTTTTCTTTTTAATAATTTATTAAATAACTTTTTCATTTGTTACCACCATACAATTCGTTATAAAACCATTCAACATCGTCAATTCCACCTCTAAAGAGATGAGAGTCATATTCCGTTAAAAATTCTTCTTGTACTTCTTTAGTCATTTGTTTTTCTTTTACAAATGCTTTTACATTTTCATCCAATCCATTTAATTCTTGTTCTTTATTGTTTTTCATTGTTATTTATTTTTTACTATTTCAATTAATTTTTTAAGACTAGCAAGTTCTGATTCTTCGTAATCTACGGGCTCGTCCATTACCATTTCTAAGCTGTTTCCTGTAATAAGATTTTCGATGCAGGCAAGAAATTTTCCTCCAGCTCCAATTCTGTGAATGTCGGGGTATAATCCATACTTCTCTCTAAACCATCTAAATGCTTGTGAATATGTTGGTGCGGTAATACAGTCCGAATTAAATACACTAATTATATTGGAATTATTACATGCCTTAGACGACCACTTCTTATAAGTGTCAGGAGCAATTTGTAATTCTTTGTTTTCTGCATACCATGCAATACAAGGTTCGTCAAATCCAAGTTGTTTTAACGCTAAAGCAAGTTCGTAGGGTATAAACTCTTTTTGCACTGCCGTTTGTTCTTTATTGGGTTTTTGCTGTTTTGACTTAAGCAATTCAACTACTTCAATCATGTCTTTGGGTTCTAATTCATCCATCATACTGATGATTACCTTTTTGTCGTGTATTGGTGAGTTCTTAAATTTATCGTTGCTCATTTGTTACCTCCGTATAATATTTTTGAAATTATAAAAGCCAATACAACTATTACCGTATTTTCAAACCCAGAAGACCAATTAACAATACCAATAATTGCAATCCAATAAAAAAACAAGAAAAAACTTTTTATTTCTTTTTTTATAAATTCTAATATGTCTTTTTTCATTTGTTACCTCCGTAGGTTAGTGTAAAAAAGTTACATTTCCCGTTATTGTTCTTGTTTCTTTTGTTTTTGGGTTTTGTAGTAATGCAGAACAATCTAAACCTATAAAAATAATTTGGTATGTCACCATTTTTGAAAATGGTAAATACCAAAACAAAAAACTTCTTTTTTCTTTAATTTGGATTAAATCACCAAATTTATACCATACACCTTCGTGTTCAATATGTGGTGTCATTTGTTCTTTATTGTTTTCCATACCACAAAGATACAAAGAATATTTGAAATAAAAAAGGGGGTAGGGGGATTCGGGAACCGTTTCCGGCATCATTCAATTCATGAACATTGCTTGTTATAAATCTTAACAAGTTGTTTCCCAAATAAATCAACAAGGAAATGATAAAGGCCATCGCTATGTTTCCCTAATGGTATGCCATAATCCTCAACATATCTATAGGCGAGCAAATCACAGGCTTCAGAAACAAAATCACCAGCAGAATTAAACTCACAAGGAATCAACTCATCTTCAACAAGGCTCTTCATATCATCTTCCATTCTATCAAAGTCCAACCTCCTACGAGAGGTGGTGGATAGTTGTTCCATCAATGCGGTTCTATACTGTGATTCGGTGATAACGTATTTCATACAATCATAAATACCCCCACACACTTATTTAATTTCGAGGTCAATAACTTTATTATTCATTTTTTCCCAATGTGATACAACCTTTGTTCTAATCAAATACTTTATAATGGGAATTATCTCATTAAGCTTTTTGCAATAATCTGGTGATACCCAATAAAAATCATACGTCAGAATAAACCATTCAGATACATCACGAGTCATCCTATTCAAATACCCTTCCACATGTTGTGAAACAAGATAATATGGATGGTCTATTAACTTTTGGGTTATGTAATCATCTATCTGAACAGCTCTTCTTTTTATATACGGTGGGATAATCATATTAATCACGTAATGGAGATGGAATAATTCTAAATTTCTTATATGAATGGTTAATTTCCAACCAAAGTCCAAAATACTTAACGGTATCAAAACTGTTCTTCAAACCCAAGGTCCTTTCAAGACCATGAAAAATATCGTCCTTAACCAAAAATATTTGCTGGGGAACCATTACCGCACCAACAAGCGTATTATCATCCCTCATTAAATAAATGTGGTCATTATCAATACCTGCCAAATAAAGGGTGTATTTACCAAATCTCTTGGTTATATAATGTAACGATATTTCCATTAACTTATCCAAATGAATAACCCTATCTCCACCTAACTTATGTCTTTCTATATAAACCAAAGCATCCCCCAATGTGACTGGACCATTTTTATTTTTTTTCATATTACAATTTATCGTCCTCTTTAATTATAGGGTCTTTTTTTAAGAACTCCAAATGAATCCCCTTGTCTTCCCCCATTCTAGCTCTTGATATTACAAGTTCTAGTTTTTTCTTATATTCTTCAGTATAATCATACTGGCCAAAAGTATAATATTCAGTTTCCATTTTTTCAGTTTCCATTTTCTATATCGATGTCCAAGTTTATTTGGGGGGTGTTTTTTAAGAATCCCAAATGAATACCTTTGTCTTCCCCCATAATAGCTCTTGACATTATAAAGGTAAGTTCTTCCAAAAACTCGTCATCAGGTTTATAATCATTCAAAGTATATTCAGTACCCATTTTTTCAAAAATTTTCCAGAAAATTCTTTTTTACAATTTGACCCCTTCTTGAATTAGGGGGTCTTGTTCTGGGGAAACAACTAAATGAATCCCCTTATCTCCACCCATCTTATCTCTTAAAATTGATGTACGTATTTTTTCAATAGCTTCATCATGTAGATTCCTCATTTCGTTGAGGATTGTTTCAAAGTCCATTTCCCCCATAATAATATCTTCTTATCCTTTAACTTGTATTCCAAATGAATTCCTTCATCTCCTCCCATCTTTTTTCTTTCACGGAGATTCTCCATAGCTTCCATGATTTCTAAAATAGGATAAGATTCATGGGTGACAATATTGTATGCCCCAAACATACCATTGTTTATTATCATATCTTTAGTTTCCATCTTCAGTATTTTTAACTATTGAATGAATACCCTTGTCTCCCCCCATCTTAAATCTAATTCGTCCAGTATACAGGTCATCATATATTTGAATATCTGATTCACCAAACATATTAATATCAAAGTCACCAAACATATGATAATCTACAAAAACTTGATTATTAGGTTCCATCTCACAAAGGTACAACAAAAAACCCACACTACCAAATGTGGGGGTCTTTTTTACCGTTCAGGAATATTGACAATAATATACCCCCCATTTATAACCTATATTCCCGTTCAGGAATATGTGGGTCTTTAAGAGTGGGGGGTTCTCTCAAGAAACTTACCAAATCTAACCACCAATTCATCAGGTATTTTATCCGATAGTATTTTGTTGTTTTTAGATTGATTCTCACTTGCCCACAAAGGTTGATAATTTGTATGATGACAAAGTTCAATTACTTCATCTTCATTAACCCCCAATGAAACAGGAACAATGTGGTCCAAATGCCATGCACCATAATTATCCCAAGACATTCCATCAATAAATTGTTTTTCAATGTATTCTTTGAATTCATAAAAATTACATCCCAATATATCAATGGTTTTACTTTTCTTTCTCATGCTTACTACATCGACTCTCTTGATGTAGTTTTTAATTAATACCCTAACTCTACAGGTTAATTTGAATAAAGGGTCATTATTACTTCGTTCTTGTTTTTGTCTATATTCATTTTTTCTATTTTCATCAGACTTCCTAAATTTACGACTGTTTTTTGTCTGACAGTTTCTACAGTAGTAATTCAACCCCATAGGTCTATTTTTAGACTTATTGAAGTTTGTTTCATTAGAGTCCAACCATAAGTTACAACGAGAACATTTTTTTTGGTTTGTTTTCAAATTGTATGTCTCATAACACTTATGACATAATGATTCATTTTTACAAGAAATATCCAACTTACCTTTTGATTGAGTAATGGTGTGACCACAGAATCTACAAGATTTTGTAAATTGATGTCTTGGATATTTTGTATTATTATCAGGATAATATCCCTCGTATTTTGTTACAATAAATGAACCACATGTTTTACCAATATACTGTTTGATGATTTCTCCACGTTGTTTCATTTTAACCAATATAGTAAAGGGACCTCATTTTTCCAAAAAATTTTCCAGAAAATTTCATCGTTAGTATTGTACCCCCTTTTCGACCTGTCAAAGTGTCATATAGGGGGGGATACGGGAGGGGGGACCCCCACCATGGGGGGTATGCCATACTGCCCCCCGAGGGTATAGTGTGGATAACTTTATTCCCCCTCCCCCTATGACACCATGTCATGTGGATAACTTATGGTCCCCCTCATATGGTGTGTATAACTATATGACATTAATTTGACGTGGGGGTTTGGTAGTGTCAAATAGATTACCTATCTTTGTATTATGGTTCAGTCATATACTAACCATGGGCGTGGGGGCTTATGTGGTCACGGGAGAGTATACTCCGACCTGCCTTATATTTTTTTATAAGGGGTTTGGAAATGTCAAAGGTATGTTGTACCTTTGTAGTGTTATGAAGTTGATTGATTCCCCCACTCATATTAAAAGACTTAACAAGGTCATGAGGAGTAAGCTCATTGACTGTGATGTTAAATCCTTTTACTATGAATCCCTTAAGGGTTACTACTCATTACATGTTAAGAGGGGGAATAACTATACACCCCCATCATTGTATCTTAAGTTTAATGTCACTGAGTGTCTATATAAAAACCATTATTGGGATAATAAATTATTATCCATGTATAGTGGAAATCAAAGAATCAGGAATATTAACATATCCATTAGATATCCTATTACCGTGGAAGGTTGTCATATGTTCCTTAAACACTTTGGTATTAAGCACTATGAACTTAACAAGACTATGATTGTTTGGCCCACTCGTTAATGGTCTCATACGCCATTGTCGATAGTGTCACCCTTGTAATGTTGAAATCCCCCTCGTTAAGATGAAAGTACTTGTGGAGTATCTCATGTAGTGGCTTAAGGTCACAGTCCACCATCATCCATACGTTCTGACTTAGGGGTTTCCTACTGAACCCTGTCTTACCCTTATGGAACCATATGATTGCCTCAGGTAATACATTCCCCCTGTTTGGGACATATCTTAGTATTATCCCATTGGATGACTCCTCTATCTTGGGGGTAAAGTATTTCAGTACAATTAAACGTATGTTATCGTCCGTTAGTTTGGATGGTCCATATACATCACCTCCCATTAATTGAATCTCACTCATATTGTTGATAAATATAATGTTATCCACACTTTTGTCCATACTGACACCCTGTCATGTGGATAAAAAAAATTGGGATTGTGGATAACTTTGGGGGTAAAAATTTGGAATTGTCAAAATGTCAGGTCCCTCTTTCGCATGGGGATAATGCCTTTACGGGGTTTTCATTTCCCCCACTATCTCCCACAGGGATATAATTGTATAGTAGAATTCCCCCTGACGCTATCAGGAGAACCAATTTTATCCCCCTCACAGTAGCAAGAAGACCACTTTTTTTACTATATATAAAACCCAGAGAATAATAGTTGTTATGAGTGCCTAGTCGGGTGGACACGTAGTGTCTTAGAATATTCCTTCAAGGAGGACGAAGTCTATTACTAAGATGACCCCTAATATAGACCAATATATTCCTGTCCCCTTAGTTTATATGGATATTACATGATGTTAAATATATGTGGGAGAAAGTGGGAGTTATAGTTTATATCTAATTAGTCAGGTGAAACCTGACCATTGTGATATACATAATAATAACTCCGTAATCTCCCCCACAATCTATGTCTACTCTATATGTCTCTACATATAATCTTTCATGTTCCTTAATGATTATATCTGATTACATATAATATCAGACAACTATATAACATCTCACTGTATCCATCTCCTTTAGTGGGGGACAAACTACAAGTGGGGGTTCTTGTGGTGGGGGAATTAGTTTTCCGTAATGGCCGTTACGGTAATCGGTGTTACCATAGGTTCTAAGAAATTACATAAGTCATTTACGTAATTAACATACTCAGGGTCCTTTAGACTACCATCTATAAGTTCTATCCTCTTAGGGTCTTCTAAGTACCATTGTGCAAGTTTGAGTGACTTAACTGTAGTATCATATACATCACCAAACTCATGGTCATCATTGTACCATCCTGTTTGAGTTTTATACTTAGTAAACTCTATAGAGAAGTTTAGATTTGAACCATCATTATAATGTTCAGGTATATAATGAATATACACACCATTATCCTCTAATGTCTTAAGGGAACTTAATACAAGGTTATCATATATCTCAGCCATTATCTCTCTTGTAAGATGTCCTGCAGTCTTGGTATTGTCATTTGCCCATCTTATAATAATGTCTTCTACCTTGGAGTATAATTCTTTGTACATAGTGTTAATAATAATGAATTCCCCCCACATAATCAATATAAGGTTGTGGACTTATAATGGACTATTATTAGGCTGTAGACTTATAGTGATACGATATGATACGGAAATATCCGATGGTGATACTATAAACAGAATAAAGTAAAAGTATGAACGAATGTGTGGAGTGATAACGACACACCCTGAGTGAATAGTTTTACTTTATGATGTGTAGTAATATTTACTATTATGTCTAATCCTGATTTATTTGAATATATCCCGAAATTTATACTATCTAATTATGACATGAATGTGGATGTACGAATTAAAAACGCTCCTAATAATAATAAAACTTTCATTTATACATGGATTATTTTTACACCAAAAAAGATTAATTCTTTAACACCTCATGAGACAAACTTTTTTGCTAAGTACGATTGGATTCATCCTAAGGATGGAAAAGAAGAACTTTCTTACGATGATGCAATTTATATTAGAAAAGATGATATGCCGATTATAAAATATGTTGCAGGCGAATATTACTTAGATGAATTCTGTGAAAAGATGGCTAAAGACTTAACATTACAAACCATTGAGAAAATCAAATCAGGTGAAGAACTTCCGAAAATACCATTAGGTGATTTAGTTTACTTTAACTACGGTAAAAATAACTTTTGATTAGGTCTCTGATGCCGGGGACTGATTATCCCCTACCCCCTTTTTTATTTGAAATATTATCATTACCTTTGTGGAATGGAATTGTCTAATTTATCATTTGAGGAACTTATTGAGTTAAGAAGTAAGATTAACGATATGATTTATTCATATGAAGATGGATATCTCTATATCTGTAATGTTCGTTCTTATGGTAGGAATTGGACTGAGAGGGTTAAAAATACTCTTGAGTTGGAAGAGTTATGTAATAAATACGATGGTCAAGATGGTATTGTGGATGTTTATTCTACCAACCCTAATTTAGATTTTATGCATAACTACGGTGCTTTGATGTATATTGAATCACAAGAAGATTATGCTAATTGGAATGGGTATAACAAATTAAACAGTCTTATACCCCAAATTAAGGAGGAATTGGATGAATGGGATAATAGAAATAATGTTCCGTTTAATCAACGTCCATTATTTGAACCAACTTATACTCGTGGAGATTTGGCAAACTATGAACTTCAGTTGGCTGTGTATGACATGTCTTTCGTACCACCGAAACCATATCATTAAACATATCTCTGATGCCGGGGACTGATTAACCCCAACCCCTTTTATTATATTTATTGTTATGGAAGTATCTGAAAAAATGATTAAGAAAGTATTAGAACACTTGGTTTCACCTAAGTGGAATGGTATTGTGGAATATAATATTGAACCTTCTACACACGATGATACAGGTGTTGTGTACTACATGATAGATGTTATATTTGATATTAATAAGTATTGGTCAATATATCACGCAGGTAAATATGATTATCCAGTAGAAATGGATATAGAGATTGAAACTGATGTTAGAAACGCGATGAAGTATTTGGGTATTAACACAACATTTGTAACAATGTATGTTAGGGATGAAGATGGAATTTGGAAATAATTAATAGAATTACCATTATGGACAAACATATTGATGCATAAGACGTAATTTCTCACCGTATTTGTCTCTAGCATATTTCTCCATCATCTTATACGCTTCCCCCCACTCAGGTGAACTATTACTAACATCACTAAAGTAATCCCAATAGATTGTATCTAATGTTTTGGATATTGTTGCATCAATAAAATCATCCTCATCAATTTCACACATAGAATATTGGTGATTGACTTCATCTGCAGATACAAAGATTAACTCATCAACATTACGTATTCTTCTTTGTGCGGCAACCAAAAGATTGGCCTCATTTAATCCCATCATCTCTTGTATTCTATTTACCTGCTCTTGTAAGTTCATTTCTTTTTCTTCACACAGTTAGGGTATCTTTTACCGAACATTGTCTTCATACCTTTTTGAGTATAACCTGCCCAACATCTTTCAGTTAGTTCACCCTCTTTAATTTCTTTGAGTCTATTCTTTGGCATTGATTTGATGATTGAGAAGTTATACCCCCAAGTATTTCCCTCATCACCAATACTCTTTATCCTTAACGGACGGCTATTCATTGTACCTGAGAATGTATCTTCAGGATATTCATTAATACTATCCAATTTATTTTTTACCTCATCCCAATCAACATCAACCCAATCACCATACTTCGTTATCATTTCATCAAATGACTTAAAACCTTCGGCAAATCCACGCCAATCTCTATTACCATAAGGTTTATCGTGTTTAACAAAGATATAGGTTTCACCTGTTGAACTTCTTTCCTCTTCTTCCGCATCTCTTTGTCTTTTCTCAAAATATTGTGTTAACTCTTCACTGTAATTGTCTGTTATATACTCTTTAATCTCATCCCAAACTTTATAATATATTGTATCATCATATTCAAAATTGTCTGGCATAACTTTATACATCACTTGTGTGATTGCTGTCAACACACTATCTTCTATTGGTTGATTTTTTTTGAAAGCCCCCATCTTATATTGGTTTAATATCTTTTCAATATCCCCAAATTTTAACCTACGTCTTATTGATGGTGTAAGTTCCTCTCTTAATATTCTTCTAATCAGGTCTTTCATAATTAATAAAAAGTCTTTACACCCATGTATTTTGATAAATTGTATTTATCTATTATCTGTTTGAAGATTTGTTGTCTGTATCTTTTACCTAATGTGTTTCGTTTGTTAATATGAACATAACCAAACCCTGAATCACCACTTCTCCCAACAACTTTGTAATAGTTTTGGTTATGAAGTTTTGTCGGTACTAAGTTAGCTGTGAACGAGTATAAATAGAGATTCTTGGAACCAAATCTAAATTTACCCAATTCTTTTTCAACCGAATTATACAAAAATTGCGATTTTTTATCTTCAAACCCAAGTTCATCAACTAACGCCTTATGTAAATATAAATCCATTCCGTCCGTTGACAAGTAAGCAAGTGGAGTTGTTGTTTCTTCACTAAACTTAATTATATCACCGTCATAAAGAATTTTTATTAAACTATCTACCCCACCCATAACTTTGGCAGCAGTTTCTAATCCTGATTTTTTTATCATGGATTTAATGGCGTCTTTTTTAGATTCAGTTTCCTCTCTTAATATTCTTCTAATCAAATCTTTCATAATTAATAAAAAGTCTTTACACCCATGTATTTCGATAAATTGTATTTATCTATTATCTGTTTGAAGATTTGTTGTCTATATCTTAGACCTAATATATTTTTTTTATTAATAAAACTATAACCAAATCCTGAATCACCACTTGTTCCAACGACTCTATAATATTTTTGGTCATGAAGTCTTGTTGGAGTTAATGTGGCGCTGAAAGCATATTTCTGACCATTCTTGGAACCATAAGCGAATTTACCTAATTCTTTTTCAATACGGCTACCCCATGGCATATCTTTTAGTCCAAGTTCATTAACTAATGCCTCGTGTAAATATAAATTCATTTTATCCAAAGACATATAAGCAAGTGGAGTATTTGTTTCTTCACTAAACTTAATCATATCCCCATCATAAAGAATTTTTATTAAACTATCTACCCCACCCATAACTTTAGCAGCAGTTTCTAATCCTGATTTCTTTATCAGGGATTTAATAGCATCTTTTTTGAATTCAGTCTCTTCTCTTAATATTCTTCTAATTAAATCTTTCATATTAGCAATAATGTTCATCTTTTATATCCTGAATCAAATGACCGCCAGTAAATTTATCGGAATACCTATTGTTAAAATAATCAATTATTACCTTAGTAATTTCTTTTTTAGACAAACCGAAAGACCTTCCATATTGTGTTAATCGTTTCCAATCACCACAACTTGCAACCCAAAGATTCCCCCACCTATTCTTATGGAAAGATAATGACTTACTATTAGGTGGGTACCACCTAACATAACCTTCACCATCATTTTCAACAACAAAGTCTTTTAACACTCTATCAAAAAAATGACTCAAGACATTGTAATGATTGTCCTCAGTCATTAAATTAGAAAGTTGGCTCTCTGTGATAATAAATCTCATATATCAATAAATATAACTACATTGATTTGAGGATTACTTCCAACATCTGAATCTTATCTTTATCTTCCTTTGTTTTCTTTGGTTTACTCTTGAGGTATGCAATCGCATCCATAATCTCCTTTTGTTTGTCGTTAACTACAGGAGCAGGTTTGCTTACGGTCTTTCTTACGCCAGCAGTTTTGGCGGTGATTGCTTTTGGTCTCTCACCGTACAACACATCCATAACCATCTTAGCTTTTTTCTCATCCTTGGTGATGGCTAGTATCAATAGGTATGTAAGTATCTTATCCATACCACAAATATAATGAAAAACCCCCACGTTTCCATGAGGGTCTCAGACTTTATTACGTATAGAGTTCTTTATCTACCAATCCACAAAGAAAGGTAGAAACCAATTCAGCTTCAGGGTTTCTCCAAGCGTGATTAAGATATACATCAGCATTTTTATGGTAATGATAGTGGTTCTTATCCAAATGTTCTTGGGCGGCTTTTGCCGTAAAAAAAGAATTAGTGTATTCGGGAACCAACGAATATGAATGTTCTACAATATCCGAAACACGTTCCTGTAACCAATCTACAAGGTCAGATTGCCATGAATACTCAGCTCTATTGTCCCACATTTCTTTAATTTCATCTTCAACAAATTCAATTTCAAAATCATTCAAATATTCAATAAGTTGGTCATATGTTTCAATTTCAATACCATTACCTCTATCCAAAATTATATGAACATCACCATTTAAGTCCGCATCATAAACTTTTTTCCAATCTCTAATTTGGAATATGTGTGGCATCCTCGTACCTCTTGGGTCCTGTGTTGTCATTTCTGTTGCGAGTTCAATTAACTTCACATACATTTCGTCTGATAGTTCTATTGTTTTCATTATGATAAAGAGTTAGGTAAAAATACTATATTTTATTTATATTTCCAAATAAAACCACCCGATGTTTTTTGTTTATGTCTCAAACATCCATTTATTGATTTGTAGCATAAATTTAATTCTTTCGATGCTTTTAACGCGTTAACCCATTCTTTTATAAATTTACCATCTAATGAGTATTGTAAAACAGGTTTGGATTTTACATGAGGTAATCCAGTACGGGTCAGGTATCTTTTATAATTGTTATTATCACCTTTCGCAGAATCGCTCATCTTGTTTTTAGTTTCAAGTGATTTTGATTTACCTTTTGAAGATTCGCTCATTTTCTTTTTTGTTTCATTAGTAACTTTTTTACCAATTGCGGATTTACTCATCTTCAATTTGGTTTCCTCATTGTGTTTTTTACCGTACCAAAACGGTTTTAACACACCATTTACAACCAATTCATCGTCTTTAGATATTCTAAAAACTTTACCATTTTCATCAACATATTGCCCTAACCCTACAGTTTTGAACCCAACACCTGGAATGTGAGCGTTTTTATTTAATTTATCGGAACGATGAGTGATAATCAATTTTCGTTCATAACTAATACATTGTTCTCTATCTTGAAAATCAAATTTGATTATAGTTTTTACCAATGTTTTTTTATCAGGTTTCCAAGATTTCATAGAACCCAAATAATAAATGTCTTTATTGGGTTCAACTTTGGAGGTTCTGCTTCCGAAGTAATACTCCCCTGTTTCAGGTAATTCTAATTTATAAACATAATGATACATACACAATAAATATATCATGACATTCAAAAAAACAATTTTAAGAAAATTAAAGTGAATTAGGGTAATATAATAAAGTGGGATTCTTTTTAGCAATATCAGGCACATCACCTTGTAATGACATAATCTTATTGAACTCCATTACGTCAAATCTACCTGTGATTAAATGAAAACCATTTTTGGTTGGGATAGTTGCGTATATTTTATTTCCTTCGGGTCTACATTCATTAACAAGCCTCATAATCCTTAAAAGGACTTCCTCATCTTTCATATCAACATCAACAATCCATCTCTTCTCTTGGGTTTTGATTTGACCAACAACCGAATCAAATAAGCCTTTTTGGTTAGTTTGACCATTTTGTAGTCTTTGAGCTAATTCAACCATCATATTAAAAGATACATCTTTGTGGTTTTGTTTTTGAACATGAATGTAAGCACGAGCTTTGAACATCTCACAAAGTTGTTTAATCTCATCATACCTACGCTCAAGATGTCCAATACTTTCAATACAATAAGTCTTAATTGTTCTTACCGATTGGTGGTTATCTCTTTCACCCTCAGGTTGGTCTTTCTTTCTCTTGAATACATAAAGCATGTAGAAGTCACCTTTATCAGTGAAGTTCAAAAGTGGTTTAATTATTTCTAAGTTATCAATCATTTTCTTTGTTAATTTCTTTTAGATGTTTCAATAATTTATCTGCCTGATAATTCATTCTGACTAATGTTTTTGTTGATTCAGGATATTCGTGACATTCCATAATTCCAAATGATTCGTTAGATTTACGGTTACCATTATCCTCCCACCATTTGTTTAATTTATCCGTGTTACCTAAATTACAAGTCCTTTCAATTGGTGTATATTTCCCATCAATCCAATCATATTTTGACAACGCATGGACACACTCATTGCATCCACTTTTTTCATATAAGATGTCGTTAGTCATATTCGTTTGTTTTCTTTAATACTTTCTTAATCTTGTTGTCACCAACTTTTGTTGGTAAACCTTTTAGGTATTTGATGAATTGACCTCTTGTCATTTTTGGGAATGTTGATTTTGGATATTCATCATATGAGTTAGGGTCAAAATTTGTGGTATCAATATGTTCCCAATATAATCTTTCCAATACTACATCAACAACACTATGTTCATCAGACTCACCCCAATAATCACTAGTAGAGAAATGAATTGCTGGCATATAGATAGGAAATCTATATCTCTTACCATCGTATGGATTGGGTTTTGTTTTATAACATTTTTTATTAAACCAATTATATGATTCCCAATACAAATCTTCCAATTTGAATTCACCCTTGATGAATCCTTTTTTGTAAAGAAGCTCAACAATTTGTTTTTCCTCTTTAATCCATCGTCTTTTTATTTTCGGTGTGCGTGCCATATTTTATAATTTACTAAATGTATTTTCCAACTAACACTGTTTGACCTTGTGAGTTGGTAATTGTTTTAGGCTCCTCCCCATCTTTCATAAAAACATCGCAATCAAATTGTCCATAATCTTCCATCTCACACTCAAAATACTTAGGACGTTTTGGTTGTTGGATATGTTGGATAATTTCATCTGTGGTTATATCGTCTCCAACTCCTAAAGCATTAAATATTAAGGAACAACATTCTCTCAAATCTTCTTCAGTGTACTTGTAGGTTTCTTTTGCTTTGTTGTAACCTCTAGTGAATGTTCCTTGTAGCATACCTATTAAAATAGCTTTTTGTACTTTTTTGGTAACTCCTAATTCTTCAAACAAAGGTGATTCCATTTCCAAATAAAACTGTTTTTCAGATATTTTCTTAACATCCTCTTCTTGACTAAACTCAGGTAACAAAGGAACTCCTTCAAGAATCGCAGCATCTGTAAATGGTCGGTGTCCAATAATGACTCTATCACCATAATTCCACCCAACTACAGTGTGTATTATGTTTTCTTTAGTTAAAAATACTTGACCTTCTTTTCCGGGTGATGTTAGTTCGATTACAATAAGTGCACAGTCATCTGTGTAAATTATTTCGTGTTTCATATTTTATAGTTCTGTTGTTGGTTTAAGCCATAATCCCTTCCCAAACATAATTTCTAATATCTTTGGGTTAGTATATTTAATTTTTTCAAATAAGTCCAATGTTTTCAATGTATCATGTTTCATCATCTTGAATATCTCATCTCTAATTCTTTCCTGTGATACAACTTGTTCAAGTTTGTTAACAATATCATCAACATGACATGTTTCCCATATTCTTGGTGAAATGTCAAATCCTTTGGTAATTGAGAATCTAAACGCTCTCAACAATCTCAATGGGTCATCCAACATGGTTGTCCATGCGGTTTGTGGTGTCATAAGAATTTTGTTCTCCAAAGCCCACATACCATCAAACATATCAATAATATTACCATCTTCGTCTTTTGCCAATGCGTTTAAGGTAAAATCCCTACGAATCAAATCGTCTCTCAACGTGCCAGGAACCACCATTGGTTGTCTTGTATCAGGAATGTATCCAACTTCTTTACGAGCCATTACAAAGTCCGCTACACCTTGATATTTGTGGTCTTTTGGAAACTTTGCTCTGATGGTAAAACAATCAGGAGTAATCAAGAAGATTTCAAATCCTTTACTTCTTAAGTATGTCTCAAGGATTGAGAACATGGTGTCCGCATAGGTGATTTTTTCTAATAAACCTTCATCAGGAACCGCAACGTAATCAATGTCTTTGGATTTCAATCCAAGAAGTTCGTCTCTGACGCAACCACCTACTTCATAAAACTTAAATTCTTCCATATTATCTAAACCTTTCCATTCTTTTTCTTAACTTATCAGCCATCTCATAATTTTCATCTTCAATGGCCTTTTTCAAATATATTTCACACATGGTTTCGCTCAAGGTTTCAATTGGTTGTCCATCCACCATATCACTATTAGATGTTGATGATTCAACAATATCCGTTACTATCGGTCTAAAACTAGGAACTTTACCCATATATTCTTGACAATTATTGTGTTGCGTTCTCCAATAATCACTTTTATTCGTTTTAAGACTTTTCCAATCTTCAATGAAAACTTTATCTTGAAATTCATAAATGATATTATTTTCATTCCAACCTGATAATTTAACAGCATTTTTACCATTGTGTTTCTGAAGATATTGCTCTAAACCCAAACTTACATATGACATATCCAAAATAATCACATCACCAACTTCCCAAGTTGATGTTAATTTTTTTCTCTTAGAACTTGAAATGGATGAACGTAACGCTCCAATTAATAATCCTGCAATCAAAAAACCGATAAAATATAAGAATGTCGTCATAATGAAACAAAGGTAATAAAAAATCCCCATACTTTCATATGAGGATTAACATTTTTTGAATTCTATTTTTTAGTTACAACGGAGACTTAATACGACAACTGAACAAACATCTCTTTTATAGGTAATTTTTCATGAAGTGCGTTCCAAAAAGCTTTATGGTAATCATCATATAAGTCTTTTTTTAATCCAACATAAAGTATAAATTCAGGATAAGAAACACCTCTTTGTCTAATTGATATTTCATTAAGTTCTGGCAAATTTGTTTCAGTTTCAATCCAATATTCCATTTCAACCTCGTCCCACTTATCATAAATCATTTTCTCAATCATTTTGATAAAATCATCCTTTTTATCAATTACAAAGGTTGTTAAAAGTTCATAAGAATCAACACCAATATACTTAACATTATCAGATATAATGTCTTCAGCATTAATCATAAAATCATAATATTCTTCATTATATTCATCTGTAACATTGTTAAACTTAAATGGGTCAACGTGAATGTTTACTACGTATTTACGCCAAGATGGATATCCCCCACTTTTGTGTTGAGCAGCCGAAATAGGTTCAACATCAATTTTAATATTTCTCTTATCAAATAATAATTTTGATAATAGTTTTTCAATTTGTTTCGCCTTTTGTTTACGGTCCATTAGTATTAAATATCACTTAAAATGATAATTGAATATCTTACAATCGGGATTTAGTTTTGTAAAATCAGGGAATACCACATCACCAATATCGTTATTGTCAATGTGTGATATATGTAATTCAGTAAACAATGGTGAGTATTTTTCATATGTTTTCTTTCCACCAATACACCAATCAACCTCAAAATTAAATTCCTCTCGTATATCAATCATGACCTCACGACCTTTTAGTATTGGTAATTCAAGTGATGTATTATATCCTACAAGTAAGGAACATCCCATAGTATTTTCTTTGAAGTGTTTGAAATCTTCGGGACAATTCCATAACATTTTATTACCAATACCTATGAACCCAAGATTATTTACCGCAATTATCGCTTTCATAATGAAAAGATACTATATTTATCAGTATGTATCAATCAGATAAAATGTTGGCAGTTAAAAAACTGTTAGATAAATTAATCAAACCAAAACATCCAAATATTATTAGATTTGATGTTCGTGCTTATGATACTGACAAAATGGGTTCAATTCCACATATTTATGTTTACTTAAAAGACCATGATGATGAAGACGAACTTAACATAGATTGGGAAATTAAAGATGTTTTAAGATATCTCACAATTAAAAATCACATGGTAAGATTCACACTTGGTGATGACAATGATGACACACATTCTCGATATGTAGGAAGAGATTGGCAGTAAATCAATTAGCCTCCCTGTAATCAGGGTGTTTTAGGACCGTTACCGTTTCGGTAACAAAAAAAAGAGGAATTCGCTACTCCTCTTTTTTTATTTTGATACGTAATGATACGCAAATATACGAAAGTGATACGTTACAAACCAGAAGTATAACACTCCTCGATTGTAAAATAGTATTGTTCTTTTGATAGATATTCCATCGTTGGGTGTGGGTCGAAACAAGGTTTCAACATTCCATCGTCATTTTTATATATAACACAATGTGGTCTATTTCTTTTTGATAAACCTCTCATAATAACATAAGGTTGAACTGTTGGTTCATCCTTATCATGTACTTTGAAACATTTATTGTATTTCAATATTAACCACTGATTCAATACTTGGAACCAAACATTTTGTTCGATGTTCTCATGTTTTACACCAAGATTATAAAATGTATAGATATTTGGTATCTCATCAATTGGTTCCTCTAATATTGAAGCAACACAAGCAATTAAACAATTACCATATGTCAATCTTGTCCCATCCGAAAAGAAAAGGGAATTTTTAGTTTGTGAAATAGGTTTCATGAATCTTCTTTTGTAAAATTATAATCGAAATCAAAGTCCACATTGAATGAAGTTAATAATGGTTTCAACTTTTTATAAATCATGTCATTAAAATCTTCGGACCAAATCCATTCAGGAACATCATGGTAACTAGCACTTACCCAAGTGTCATCCTCTTCATTACCAATCATTAGTCTATTGATTGTTAAATGTACAGTTCCCTCATATCTAGTTGGTTCATCATCATCCATATCATTAATTACTTTCCAAAAAGTTGTATCGTTATCATCAAAACTATACTCAATATAAACATCAACTCTTTCATTATTATCATATGGTTCTGTGAACCAAGATTCAAATGTTGAGTTGTCAGGAATATATTTTTCTATTAATGAGTTAAATATTTGAGTAGCCTTACCATCATATTCATCTTTTGACTCTTTGATAGTTTTTGGTTCTAATGGTGGGTCCAACAAAAATCTTTGATTAACCCAATTTCTTAATTCGTTTTCAACAAAGTACTCAGGTACTGGCTCATCATTAGGTTGTTCAGAAGCTAATTGTGAAATGTATCTTGCAAACTTAACTTTATTTTCTTCATCTAACATCCTCATTAAACCATCACTAACAAAGAATATTTTACTAAATGGGTCAGATGGGTTTAACTCACCCTCTGCAATGTCAAATAGTCTTAAAATAGTTTTACCCCACCACGTTTTATAGTTGGTTGTTTCAGTTAACGCAGGTTTTAATATTTTATTTGCAGCTCTAATAGATGCACCTATAAATCCTGCAACCGCAACCTGTGGAAAAAACCAAGGTAACAAACGTAAAAACGCTTTGTAACCACCTTCACCAATATGAAGTCTAACTCTTTTACTCATCGCAGCCTCAACAATTGCTTTGAGTTGTCCAAATGTTATTGGACCTTGAGCCTTACAAAATTTTTCAGAATCACAGATAGATTTAATAACCCTTTCCGATGGTTCTACTTCAATTTCATTGATGTTTAATTTAGACATTACATATAAATACCTGATAATTAAAAAAACCCCCACAATTAAGTGAGGGTTTCTATTACCTTGTGATTTTTGTTTTTAGTCAATTACAATTGCTCTTAGTCCATTTGACCTAAGAGAATCTGTTTGTATGTAAATTAGTTTATTTTCATTCTTCTTTAGAAAATTATCTAAAGTTTCTCTATAAGTTACCATCGTATAAAGTTTATTACCAACACTTACATTATTGTCCGTTGTGTAATGAATCTCAGTTTTAGTTCTTACCACTTGATTTCCACACTGAGGACAAAACTTATAATTGTCTTTAACTTTGGTGCCACATCCACTACATTTTTTAATCAAATCTTTTGTAGTAATATTTTTTGCACTGAATGGTAATATTTTCCATTCTTTTGTCCAACTAACATAAGTGTTAAACATTTCGTAACTTACACCAAATTCTTGGTTACTTTCACCACCCTTTTCAACTCTCCCTGTTTCAATTTTTACGTCAGAAGTGCTTGTTGTTCCTACGATATTCGAATTTCCAAGAGTTGTTGTGGTAAAAACATTTGGACTCCCATTTACTGTTCCACTATTAGTAAATAGCGGTGCGCTGTTTACATATGTATATCCGCCAAGATGACCAAAGTTAGTGAAAAGCATTTTACTGAAAAATTCAACGGTAACCAATCCGTTATTCTCAATAGCCTTCTGATTAGTTTTACTATCTGAAACTTCATAGGTCTCAAATAAAAACTTTCGGTCTTCGTCCAAGTATCTTTCTAAAAAGATTCTCTGACCAGGTTTTAATACAACACCTGAACTTGAAATGCGTTTACCATTCAAGTTGATTTTTGCTAAAATACTATCGTTTGTGGGATTATGGAGTTCAATCTCAAACTCCGTTCTGTCGTGTAGATACACATTTTTACCGTTCTGTTTTTGTCTTTGCTTTCTAACGGTAATGAAAGCCGTTGGTTCCGCAGAACCAAAATTGTAGTTTTGTTGATACATTTTCTTTTTCCTTATTTTTGGTTTATTTGAACTCCACTTCGTTGGGTGTTTATTCCAACTCAACCGACTCTATGTTCGGGTGGACCTCAATCACAAGGTGTATCAATAATTATATTCAATAATTGTTTTGTGTAAATAAAAAACCCCCACAATTAGTGAGGGTTCCAAATTTATTTTTTTATTTCTTTTCTGCGGGTTCCATCATCATAGATATAAATAAGAACCTCATCTTCTCTAATATGTTTCACAGGTCTACCTAACATATCATATACACCGATTACTTTAGGTTCACGAGTAGTCATAGTTAGGTCTTCTGTCTTAAGGGTTACACATGGGTCAATTGTGAGACGCCTTAGCATAATTGTATCATTATTGAAACACCAATTCATCCAATAGGACACTAATACATATCTACCTGGTTTAGTAAACTTGTAATTAATAAATCTTGCAGCGTCCATAGAATCAAATTTAGAATACACAATGCAATTCTGATTACGTGAGGTCCATTCCCAAATAGCACTGTCTGTTCCGTGCACCCATTGACTATCTGAAATACTGTTAAGTTTTGCATCTCCAAAGTATAACTCCATCATATAAGTCCAACAGTAGTCAGTTTTAGGTACGGATTTCGTCATCTGACCATCTATTGAATCTTTGCATTTAGGGTCGTATGTTGAACCCAATTGGTAAGAAAATTGACATTGAGTGAAGTAATCATAAGTCAACACATCGCTGTAAATTATAGTGTCACATCCTGTACATTTGTTTGTAAGTTTTAAGTTAAACCTATATTTACCTTTGCTTCTAAAATAAACATAGGCTTTAGTTCCTTGCTTCATTAAGTAGGGTGATTCTTTTCCGTTACTTAGGTCGATGAGATTATAATCATACTTTACGCAAGTATCCTTGAATACATCACCTTTTAGTAACCATAAATAGTAATTATTAGAACCCATCTGGTCAATTTTGATAGAACCCCATGTACATTTTGCATTTGCTGTTGCTAAGGAGACCAAAAGCATTAACAGCGATATTAGTTTTTTCATTGTATTTTACAAATATAATATAAGATTATGAAATTTTCTTGATAAGAATTTATCATTTTAACAAAAACCCCCACAATTAGTGAGGGTTTTCTTTTTTATATCTTTTCCATTCTATCCAAAATCCTGTTGCAACTATCAGGTTCATTCCTAAAGACATTGATATCTCATATATGTCTTTATATACATTCATTGTGAGGTGTATGTGACCCACAACCCAAAATGGTATTGAGAGGTTACTTGCTATCCAAACAATCAAATACGTGATGAACTTACGCATAGTGTTTAACCAAGATGTGACCGCTTTTATAATTGGTCGCTAATGGAATATCATGTACATCACATAGTCTCAATAACATTTGGACATCAGGTTCATGTGGATGTCTGTCCAATGGGTCTCTGAAGAATATTACACCTTCAAGTTCGCCTTTGGCAACCATTGCACCTATCTCAGCATCTCCACCCATTGGTCCCGAGTTAACTGTCTGAACTTTCTCAACACCTGCGTGTTTGATTCTTTTACCTGTTGTACCTGTGGCAACAATCTCCACATCAGGTCGATTAAAGAAGTCCAATCGTTTCATAACAAAGGCAACCATGTCAGCCTTTTTTCCATCGTGAGCAATAAGGGCAAATTTCATATATTAAATTTCTTCTTCAGTTGGTTCTGTTGGATTCAAAATTACCGTTTCACCTTCAGCAATGTCTTCAGTACATGGTGCAATGTGAACTTGGTTATCTTTCCTGAACACAATAACTTTATTAATGTCTTCAAGTCCAGGTATTTTAGTTGTTTCATTTAAGTCAACAATAATTCCTTGGTCTTCATCTAATATCAATCCTAAAGCTTTAGCGAATATCATCGATGCCTTGTACCAATCTTGTTGATTTTGATTTGGGTCTGTAGTATTTTCCATGATTAAAGTATATATAATTGATATATTTTATAAAGTCAAAGTTATTATTACATATGAATTTATTTGAAGAATCTATTAGAATGAAAAAATTAATGATGTTGGAACAAACATCAGATGAAACGTACATGAAAGATTTTTCTGCAGGTAATTTTGATAAACTAAAAGAGTTGTTATTAAACAACAAAGAATTGTTAACCAAGTTACAAGAATTACTTAAAACAAAATCAGTTGAAGAAACTGAACAGGTTTTATTAAAACCAAATAAAACCATATTAATACGTGGTATGGCAGATGCCAAAACAAAGAAAGATATGGACTTTTATCAGTTTTTAGAAATATTCTTAAAGAATGTTGAATCTTTATCTTAAAACTGTAACTCTTTTTCAATCTCAGCCAGTCGTGGAAGGACTCTGTCTTTCTCTGATATTATTAGTTCATTAATATCAACACCCCAATCTATATTCAATTCCTCATCCTTAAAGTTAATTCCACCATCGGTTGTTGACATGTATAACTCATCACATTTATAATGGAATACAGCGTGTTCTGATAGTGTTAAGAACCCATGAGCAAATCCTTTTGGGATAAACATCATCTTTTTATTTTCTTCAGATAACTTAACACCAAACCATTGTTTATAAGTCTCAGATGATTTTCTTAAATCAACAACAACATCATAAATTTCACCAACAATACATCTAACCAATTTAGCCTGTGGTGCCATGGTTTGAAAATGTAATCCTCTTAAAACATTTTTGGTACTGTAAGACTGATTGTCCTGTACAAAGTTTGTATATATCCCTTTTTCCCTGAAGAATCTTTGGTTATAACTTTCATAAAAATAACCTCTATCATCAGGATAAATGGTGGGTGTCAAGATTAACAAATCTTTTATACCAGTCTCTTCAACTTTCATGATTAATCAGTTACATCGGTCAAATACTGACCTGATTTTAATTTAACTTTGTATGGATATGGCGATGGTTCAATTGAATCAATCTCATCCATCCAAGTGTCCCAATTTTTATCCAATAACTTGATAAAGTCATCGTTGTTTCCTCTATCTTTATATCGTTGGATATATTCATCTTTAAGACTTCTATCAGGATAAACCAAAACAAATGGAATACCTTTTTTGATTAAACTGTCTCTAACATCTTTATGTGATGATACCAGAATCTTGTCAACCTTAGGGTCTTCAATATTTCTTTCAATGTGTTCAATGTAGTTTGCTGGAAAGTTTTTCTTATCAAACTTAGAACTATCACTATCTAACACATTTTTTTGTGTTGTATTAAAATAAGTTGTTTTTCCAACCCCTGGGAACGCAGAATATACTTTTGTTTTCATAGTTTTATACTTTCGTAAACCATAACCAATAATTTCCTCATTGTCAATTAACGAACAAATCTCAACCTTAAATAATTTTCTTAAGATAGGGTTAAATGTTCTTTTAATCCATGTTGAGTGTGATTTCATTATTAGTTACTTAAAGGTGCTTTAATTGCTGGGTGTGATTGATAATCTATAAGGTAAAAATCATCAGGAACAAAGTCTGTTAAATTTTTATCATACTCACCTTCTCTATAGTCCATACCTAATTTAGGTAACTCAAACGGCTCTCTATCAATCTGTTCTTTAGCTTGTTCAATATGATTCAGATATAAATGAACATCACCTAAGTTACCAATTAATTCATCAGGTACCATATTAACTTCTTTAGCAATGATTTTAAGTAATAGACCATAAGAAGCAATGTTGAACGGTAAACCTAAGAATGTATCTACTGAACGTTGATTCCACATTAAAGAGATTGCTCGTTTAGGGATATGTTCGTAGTAATTATCTATCGTATAATGAACTTCATCATACTTATCATCAGGATACATCATAGGTCTCATTGCAATAATAAAGTTTTTCTTTTCTGATTCCGATAATAAATTGTATCTTTCATCACTACTCAACTCTCTTGTATAAACTTGAAATCCATAATGACAAGGTGGAAGAACCATTTGGTCTAATTCACCTACATTCCAAGCATTAACCATTAAACGTCTTGAATCTGGATTTGTTTTAAGGTCGTTGATTAGGTTTGCGATTTGGTCAATGCCCCAAGTATGGTTTGGATTTGCTGACCAGTCTCTCCATTGCTTACCATAAATTGGACCTAACTCACCCCACGTATTGGCAAACTCATCATTGGTCTTAATTTTATAAATAAACCAATCCATAGTTCCAACCTCTTCAGTGTCTTGATGTTTTACATAATTCTTGTAAGCATCACCATTCCAAATATGACAACCATTCTCAACAAGGAACCTAATGTTTGTATCACCACGAAGGAACCATAATAACTCGGTCACCATAGTTTTCCAAGCCATTTTCTTGGTTGTGAGTAATGGAAATCCATCACTCATTTTATGACGAATAGTATAACCAAATATTGATTTGGTTCCTGTTCCTGTTCTATCTTTCTTTTCAACTCCAAAATCAATGATATCTTGAAGTAATTGTTGGTATTGTTTATCTAATTTATTCATTATTTTAATCTTGTTTTGTTCCTAACGCCCATACTGAATTTGGAAATAATTCTTTTCGTAATTTTAATATAATGTCTCTATGTTCTTGGAATTCATCACCAACAACTGACTTGTGTCCATTCAATACCGCTTTGGTGATTTCATAATCTAATTTAGAAATTATTGCCGATTTCTCAGTATTACTTAAATTATCATATTGTTTAGTCAAATCACTCATGTCCAAATGTTTGAATTTTTGCATCAACTTCTTTTAATTCAGTCCAAGTACCCATGTATGTTACTGCTCTAACTTTTCTGTTATCAATCCATACATACTCTTGACCATCTTTAATTCTTGGTTTATCCATAACCAATCCATGGTATTTGAATCCTTTATCTTTCAACCATTGTTCGGTAACTTCTCTATCCTTTCCTTCTCTAGCAGTAAAGAATGTTATTACATTACCTTCATCATACCATTTATTAATGATAACCAATGCTGGTTCGAAATGATTTGCCGTTGGGTACAAGTGACTTTCTTCATTTTTTATGTCGTCACAGATTGTTCCATCAATGTCAATTAGAAATACTTTGTTCATGTAATTCGGTCTCCTCTTCGTGTTGTCTTTTTAATTCAATATATGCCAATTCAGCACATTCAATATTATTTAAGTCAGGATGTCTTTTTCGACATTCTTCTACTTTACCATGCATTTCACCGTACTTACCAATTTCATGGGCTAAATGGTAGAGTTCTTCAATCCATTCTTCGTTTGTCATATATACCAATTATCTTTTTTGTCTTTTCTTATAAACCACATGATTATTGGTCCTGGTATTAAAGATAAGAAAAAAATAACAATATTGTCAATTATTCGTTTCATATTATGATTTTTTTTTGAAATTACTTATCGCAATACCGAATAACCCACCCGATATAAAACAAGAAAGGATTGATAACAATCCTGTCATGTTAAATGATACAATAAGACATGTGATAGTGAAAAGTAAAAAGGTAAAATTATTCATGAACTCAATAAAGTTCAATTTTTTTTTACCATTTCTTTAATCTCTGATAAAACACCAAGAAGTATAAAACCCAAAAATAAAGTTAAGAATGGGTGTTCTGACATTACATCAAATGCTTCTCTCATATTATGGTTGTTTAATTTGTTGAGCCTCTTTAATTTTGATGGCTTCTTGAATCATGTTGTCGGTACTATTACCATACTGACAAGAACAGGTTGGTTTACCAGCCGCTCTTAATATTTGTCTAGCTTCTTCTAAGTTCATAATATAATAAATACGTTTTTAAGTTATAATTGTAAAGAAAAACCCCCGATTTCTCGAGGGTTTATTTTTATTTCTTTTTGTAATTATATTTATGACATTCCATCCACTTCTTATACCTTGTTTTACCAAGTATATCCAACACTTTGTTTAGATACTCTTTCTCACAATCTTTTATTTTACCAGATGTTGTTGTTCTATCTGAGTTTGTTTTAATTTTTTCTTTTACCTTACCATTTAATAAATTCAATCCGTTTGCATATGATTTTTCAAGTGCTGCAATATCATTTTTATATTTTGTTTCAAGTTCGGTTAAAGATTTTTTCTTTTGGTCAGCGGTTATTAAGCCTTTATCGTACTTATCATTCACATAAGCAACTTTCATTTGAAAGTCTCTATATAAACTATCACGAGTTGCTAAATACTTTTTATACATTGTAGCCTTTTCAGTTTTAGCCCAACTTTCGATTTCTCTATGTAACTTATAAAGTATTTCTTTGTTAGTTTTTTCACATTCTAATTTTGCCAAATGAGCCTTATTTAACAATTCTTTTTCAGCTTTAGTTACTTCAATACCTTTTACACAAGAATCCACATCACCTTTACCTCTTGAAACAATCATAGTGAATGGGTCGTAATCTAAAAATAATGGGTAATCCATTATTGTTACATCAGTTGATTCTGTAACATCAGATAACATAGGATTGTCAAAAATGACTGTTCCCATAGAATCTACTACAGCGTTTGGTTCTTCATCTACCAAAAGATTAACTGTTGGGTTTGGACTTGGTATAGGTTCTTTTTCACAACCCATAAAACCAATCATACCAACTAAAACGAGTGATAATATTATTTTTTTCATGTTTTTTATTTATAAATAGTTTTTATTTTTTTCAAAATTTTTGGAACATTGAATGTTCTTTTACCCATTCAATACTTTTTTTAATCAGTGTTAAAAGTTTTTTTATCTTCATTTTTATCGTAATAGTGTAAAGGTTCCATTATATTGGAATACTTTATCCTCCATTGATGTTACAAATATTTTATAAACATACACACCGTCAGGAGCCTGTTTACCTAAATAATTACCATCCCAACCTCTATTAAGGTCAGTTGTTTCATACATCTTTTCACCCCAACGATTATAAACACCCATATAATATGTTTTGTTGTTTATAACTTGTGGTCTGAATGTATTGTTTTCATTTGGTCCTGCATCATCAGGTGTAAAAGCATCTGGTACAAATATAATAATATCAGGACCAATTACAACTCTTTGTAAAGAAGAATCTTTACAACCTTTATCTGTGGTAACAACTAATTTAATCCAATAAGTGCCCGTGTCTTTTCCAAATATAATGTTTGAGTTCTTAAGCGTATCACTACCAATCTTAAATGTTTTACCCCAACCCCAATTGTATTTCATATTGGTAATGAATGGGTTTTGACTAACACTTGATGTATTAATAGTTTTGAACTTAGGTAACGCCACAGTTGTTTTGTATAACGGGTCAGTAGTGAACACAACACTTGGTTTTGGATAAACTTCAAATGTTTTTGTGATAGATGTTCCACATATCTTTTCAGGAAAGAATGTATTGTTAATCGCAGTTAATGATGTTCTGTAATAACCAAAATTGTTAAACGTTTTTGACCAACTAAGATTATTTCTTAAAAAGAAGGTATCATTTACCACCCACGAATAATCAATTGATTTTATTCCACGTTTCTCAATTGGTGTGAATGTTGAAAAATGTGGTTGACATCCATTTGTTGTGATGAAGTCAGGTTCAGGATAAGGTGTAATTAAAACCTTGATACTATCAATTACTTTAGAACAAAGTGGAGCGTTCCAAGATTTGAATTTAACTGTAAAGTACCCATTAGCAGTATCTTTGTCTGATGGTATGTATTGTTTTTTACCAAAACCTTTAGTTCCACCAATCACTTGACCACCAGGAGGTGTTAATGTATCATAAAGACCAGTATTAACCACCCATCTAAATTTAACTGCAGGGTCAATATTTGCCGTATCTAACTTGAGAGTCCAAGTATCTTTACCACAACTTACAAATGGTGGAACAAATTTAATCTCAGGTTGATTCATTACTGTAAGTTTTAATATCTCAGTATCTTTACAACCATATTGACTTTCCCCAACCATCATAAGTTTGTAAGGATTATTAAAACCTCCAATATATCCTCTTGCCTTCGGTGTTGGTGTAAAAAATCCTGCATCAGGGTAAATTATTTTTGTCACACCAAAACTACCAGCAGTTATTACATTTTTCAAATCATATGGCCAAGGGTAGGTAGAACAAAAACCCATATCCATAACCTTCAAGTCAGGTTTATAACTAATAACAACGTCAAAGCTATCCACTTTTGAACAAGTAATTGATTGGTCAGGAGATGTAATATTACTTACAAACTTAATGTTATAAGTCCCCACACCTATGCTAGTTTTGAATATACCTGTTGATATGTCTGTTGATACTTTAGGGTCATTTCTATCCCCATTTCTATCCTGAATAAAGATGGTACCTTTGGTAGGTTTAACCCCATCTACCAAAATGTAATCAAATAAATTGATATTCACACCTGAGTTTTCACAATAAAGAGGTACGGTTGTCAATTCAACTCTTGGTTCCGTAATAACGTTGACATCCACTGTATCTGTACTTTGACAACCTGTAATCAAATCTTTAACGGTAAGTTTGAAAGTATACAAACCTTTGTAAAAATCCTGTGAAGGTGCACCAAAGTTAAACTTAATATTTGGAATTGAGTTTGTAGAAACATTATATAGTAATTTAGATGTGTCGACGCCATTAGGTGCTCTAACAACTTCCCATAACATGTACACACCATTTTTTGTTGCGGGTCTTACTCTCAAGTTATCCATCATCAAAAATCCAATGTCTTGACACACCGTAGCCTTTCTTAATTGAATAATTGGTGTACCATATATGGTTTGTGTTGTCGAATCTATATTAGAACAACCATTTGTGTCGTTGAACTTAACATATATTTTTGTGGTGTAGTTGTTTCCACCTTGTAATTTATTATTGTCTACTGATATTGTGTTGAATAAGAACCTTCCATTATTAAGATAAGTAACAATATTACCAGTCTTATTTTTAGTTCCACTCCAAATATCATAAGTTCCAAAATTGTGAGGTTTAACAATAAATGGTTCCATCCAAATACTACCATAAGAATAACATTGAGGTTTCAATGGTTTTGGGTCCCAACCAATTTTTGGTAATGGTTTGACTCTCACGAACATTGTGTCCATATCTTCACAAGTGTGTCCGTTTTGTGTAATAACAGTCTTCAATGTAAACATATAAGCTGATTTTGTAATATCAGATTTTAACTTATAGGTTGACAAATTACCCAATCCACCCCAAGTATATGTTGGAGTCAATATAAATGGATTGTGAGACGCTTTTAACGTAAACGTGTCCTTATCACAGATTGCTTGGTTTGGTCCCGCATTTGACACCACAGTATCATTTACGACTAATATTGCAGTATCATATTTAACACACCTAAATCTTTTATCTGTAATTTTAACCCAGTATGAACCCTTAAGGTTTGTTGTTAAGTATCGTGTTGTATCACCTGTGTTCCACAAATATTTAACAGTATCATTATTTTGACCATCAAATGTATTTGTTTCATAAGTACAAATCACTTTATCTGAACCCAAACTAACTACAGGTAATGGTTTAACATATGTTAATGTAGTATCACGAAACTTACAACCATCACCATCAGTTACTTCTAATCTTAGAGTTGAGTCAGACTTAAAGTTTTTGATTGTAGTGTAATCAGTTGTATCGCCGTTATTCCATTTATACTTTAACGTTGGTTTACCAGCAATTACTTTAGCCTTTAATGTGAATGTTGTACCATAACAAGCAAAACTATCAGCATCAGCAAGTATAACCTTTGGTGGTTGTTTCAGATAAACAGTATCACTATAGATAGTAACACAAGATTGTGAACTTGTTAACTTATGAACTATAATATACTTCCCTTCATAGTAATAATTCATTGTATCAGTCTTCTTTGAAGAATAAAACAATTCCTTCGCTAAAGTATCTCTTACACTCCATGAATAACTTGATGCAGCATATATTTCATAAGCTTCCATGGCAAATCTACCACATTTAAGTTGGGTATATCTACGTTTAGATTTTGGTTTTGGATTAACTTTAATTTTGAATGAGCGAATCGATGTTGCTGGTGGTTCACAATGTTGGTCACTTACAGTTACTGTAAATGAATATGAAACATCAGACGCCGAACCAATTGGTGGTGTCCACTCAAACCAAGCGTATGATTTTCTTTTTTCAGGCCAATCATTCTTACTTGCTAATGTAAACTTCGCACCAGGTATACCAGCATTCCATTTCATTGTTGTTGTATCAGGTGTTGTTTGATATGGCGTAAAAGTTTCGTCATCTGATTCAACCTTGAATTTCAAAGTTTCACCCTCACAAACTTGGTATGTAAATTTTGGACCTAATGTTGGTGCTTTATTATAACCACAATCATCCCTAACCCATATCTGCATGTCACGTCTTGTTCTACCAATAACTCTCCACACACCTGAGGTGTCTTTTCTCCATTCTGTTTGTTCAACACAAATAACCGCAGATTCATCACATTTAGTAGGTGTAACAATAACATCACCATTTGTTGTATCAAAATAAAAACCTCTTGGTGGATTAGTCTTTGGGTTTGGAACACAATTAATTGTTGTTGGTGGGACACAGTATGGTGTCATTGGAACTTTGGATGTAAATGGTGAAGAATATGATACAGAACTATTTGGTATTCCTTGAAGACCATTTACTAATTTATAAGAAATTGAATCGTAATCAATCGTATCGGTAGCTCCGTTATTATAATACCAAGGCTGATTACAACATAAAAAGGCAATTGGTGGGTTTGATAATTGTGGCGAACTATTACATTTATTCTTCATTTTTTGAAGGTTACAAATGTTTACCATGGCAGTAGCATAAAAATTTTGTGATGCTTGTCCTGTTGTTATGGCACCATTTCTACAACATTCATTTACATAAAATGTAACCTCACAACATGTTGATTTATTAACAAAGTTATTTAATGGTGATACGTTAAAATCAACTGTTGCTTCGAATGTATGTTCCTCAACACCTTTATTTGCAAACGCACTATTTGCTGTACCACATGGATTACTTGTAGTAGAACATCGTGTTGTAACATCTTTTATCGAAACTCTCGTTAACCCTGATAAAGTATAACTACCACAACCGTTACCACCATTTAGTCCAGCATATGCACCAAAACTTGGTGTTCCCATAGATACACCTCGACAATCTCGGTATACCTTTGCAATAATTTTATACTTACCATTTCCCAAACATTGGTAGGAAACATCGGCACCCATCATGTGAGTCGCCTGAACGCTCAGAAAACTGAACAAAAACGCAAATAAAAATAGCAGTCTTTTCATATCTTCAAAGATAGACAAAATTTTTGACAAAATTGCATTATGACTGTAAAAAAATAAAAACCCCCAATTCTCATTGAGGGTTAATTATTACTAATGTAGTAGTTTCTTAGTAAGGTATCTCTTCACTATTCCCGTGTTCTAATTTGTCATACATATAGGATTTGAATGCTGATACCATTGATTGTTCTGCTTGGGCAATCTTGGTATTCATCCAATCTTCCAACTCTTCACCTTCAGGCATCGCTTCCCACATTTTATAAGCGGTAACTGCTATGGTAAACAATTGTTGTTTTGCCATATAGTTTCCATCAGAACCTTCATTTGTTTCTGATTTCATATCTTCAACTATCTTCTTAAGTTGTGATTCACTAACTATAAAGTTTTTTCCCATATCTTATAAATATACTTAAAGTAAAAAAGGTCAGACGAATCTGACCTTTTATTGGGATTGACCGAATTTCGGTCAATCAACTCCACCAACCTGTTTTTTAGGAGAAGGTGCTCCCGTAAAGATATTCAAAATATCTTCCACTTTTTCAATCGTGCAATAACCCATAACATCTGCACCACCACAGAACAGTTTTGTTACGAAATTACCACCATTATTTTCTAGTATGGCAATTTCAAATGTAGTTTCAAAATCACCATAAAGACCTTTTGTTCCACCAACAATTGATACAACATATTTACCAAATTCAAAGATACTTTGATATCCCCCAAGTTCTTTTGGTTGTTTCTTATCAAGTACGTCTTGTATTGTTAATCGTTTAACCATTTCTTAATTCTCCCAATTTTTTCCTTAAATAAGTAAGGTGTGAGTAATCCATATCAGTCTTAATTGGTTTTGAAACTAAATTGTCAATAAGACTTTCAATAATTTCAATTTCAGATACATTTTCTTTTTCCTTTGTAGTCTTTTCAGGTTCAACTTCTTTTTTGTCATTAGATAAGGTTTGAATTGCTTTAACAGCAACCGCACCTAACAAAAGTCCACCAACAAATGGCCAAAATCCACCACGTTTACGTTCCGTAACAATAATTCTTTCGTTTCCCATATTATTTTGTAACTAACGCTTCGATTTTAGACTTAACCAACTCAGTCATAGATACTTCAGATACGTTGGTCATGATAACTGAATCCTTTAAGATACGAAAAGGGATGTGACTCAAGAAGTCTTCACCATTGAAGAAGTCAAAATCAGACTTGTGAGCCATACAACCATCCACCAAACGAAGGAATAGTTTGAATTGGTCACCACTTGAAAATGTCTCGTTCAACAAAGTACCCATTGACTCGTGTACAATCTTGATGTTAAATCCCTTATTCATAATACAAAGATACAATTAGTTTTTGAATTACCAAACTTTATTTTTCAGATAACAAAAATTTGTTTGAGATTGCTTTGAAAGAGATTGTGTTATCCAATGAACGAACAACAACACCTTCACGTTCGGTAAGCTTATTCAAACGAGATTTGTCTTCAGCCAGTTTCAACATACCTTCAACAGTATCAGGTAATAAGAATGCCACATCCAAGATTGGAACGGATAACAATTCTAACTCATCCAATAAGATTAAGAAGTCATTGATGTTCATTCTTGTTTGTGTATCAATATCAAACCCATTGAAGAAGTGAACTGTCTGACCTTTGATTTTATATGGGTTACCTTGGATACCTTCACCAATCAACTCACCTTGTAGACAGATGTTTCCTTTATCTTTCAATTTGTTTTCCAAGTCAAGTTCACGGGCAACTTTCCAAAAAGTATTTCCTTCAGTTTCCAATAACTCAAGGTTACGAGAACATACACCGAACACACCATCATTCATGTAGAATGTTGCAGATGAACCATCCAACTTTTCAGTCATGTAGAACTGATGTTTAGATGTTAACTTATATTCTTCATACTCCTTAACCAAGTTCTGAATTCTTTCCTCATCAGTCTTACGTAAGAAAGATGGGAACCCACCTTTTACTTTACCAGATAGTTCAGCAGGAATTGGTGGTTCGTATTTCACAATACCCAACATTTCGGTAACATCCATACCTTCAGGTAAATCATGTCCTGTTGCAAATTGTACAATTGGAACAACACTAATTGGAAGAATAAGTCCTTGGGAGACTTGTCCACGAAGTTTAATTGTCTTCAAACGGAAACCTTCTTGGTCATCCATTTTTTTGTAAGATGATTTACGTAAAAACTCAAACTCTTCCCTGATAGGTAAGAATGAATCAATTTCACAGTAAACTACTTTGTCACCAATCTTATGCCCAACATTTTTGGCAACAACAACATTCCATCCGCCAACAGATGCCAATTCAATCATGTCCGCACCTTCAATAGGTCGAATGTCTGTAATTTCTCTAATAGTCGCTAACTTTCTTTCCATATTTTAATCCTTTCCGTAATTTAATCCGATTACAAACCCTGCCATCCAATAATGTTTATCATTGGCATCACCATCATTATCCATTTGTTCCCAAACCAATTCAGCAAGTTCACGTCTTTCTTGTAATTTGGTTTTTCTTTCTTGTATAGCATCAGGGGTCATATCGACCAATGGTTCGTTTTTCATAAAGCAAAGGTACGAAAAATATTTCTTATTGACAAGGTATTTATTGTTATGACCGAAATTACACCAAAAGAAAAAATGTTGGTTAGTGTATTAGTAAGATTATACAGTAAGGAACAACTTGAGGAAGAATTAAAAGACTTATTAGAGTCTTTCGATGGAAATTCTAAATTAGTTCGTGGTGCGGCAAAATTAATCGGTATCGATTCTTATTTGGTAAGTAGACTTGGAATTCAATATGTCAACTATGCAATTGAAAATTACGAAAAGATTCAAAATAAAGAATTTCCTGAATATATTGACAGAGTCAAAACAGCGTATTTCTACGGAGAAGAGGTTGAAGATGTTAGAACATATAGTATAAAAAGAGCCAAGGTTAATGTCTTATCAAAATACTTTGAAGATGTTGAAGACTATCTATATCACAATTTTTATGAGTTTGACCCTGATACTATAGATGTACACTACGGTGATGGTGATTTTATTTCTTTTAAGCCAGACAAAGATTCAAATGAAATTGTTGATACAAAAGATAATGTTATAAATTAAAAACCCCCAACTTTCGCTGAGGGTTTCATTATAAAAGTATTTTAAGTTTATTTGTTTACCACAACCTGATATACTATTTGGTTGTTTCCACCTTGTATGTGGAAGAAATACAATCCACTATTCAAATCAGACAAGTTTACATTTACAAAGTTATTACCTGAGATAACATTCATTGTTGTTACCTTTCTTACCATTCTACCATTCAAATCTGTAATATACACATCAGCATTAAATCCTTTTGTCGATGTAAACTCAACGGTATATTCACCATTTGTTGGGTTAGGGTAAGAATTAACTGAAGTGATTTTACCTACTGATTTAACATGTAACACACCATATTGACCTAAAACACCATATTCAAAGTTTGATGGGTAGTTTGTTGTTGGTCTAAAATCAGGTTGATTAAAGTCGTTTGTATTGACCAATATGCCTGGGTTGAAAGTGTTGGTATCAATAAAATTGTTGTTGATTGAATTACGAACCCAACTATCCAATAGATTTACATTACCACCTGAACTTACCTCAACCAAACCTGTATTAGTTGGTCCAACAGGTGCTGATGCTTTTACACCATAAATGTAATTGTTTCTGAACAAGTTGTTTTTATCTGAAATTATATTTGATTTAACACCTGAATTAATCAATACAGAATCACCATCAAACATTACGAAGTTTCTGTAACCCATAAAGATTGAGTTGATGATACTCAAACGAGAGTTTCTACGAATTCTTACTCCACGTCTAAATGCTCCCTTTTGTGTTGTAGTTAATTGAGACCATGTCATACCAGCAGGTACTGGACCAACACAAGTCATATTTGAGAATACTGCGGATGTCAATGGTAATCTACCTGAACCTGATGCGTCATTGTCCGATTCAAATGTTTCAGAAGTTGATGCCCCTGATGGTGCATTCCAAGACATATCATATAGTTGTGAATCCTTAAATGCAATACCAAATTGAACCGCGCCTCTGTATCCAAAGTCTGTATCAAAATCGTCATCAGTAGTTTTGAATGAGATTAGATGTTTACAGTTAACAGTACCACCAAACCATTCATACGAATCATCACCTGAGTATGAAACTTGAACATGGTCAACTGTAGTATTTCTTCCAACCGAAGCAAATGTTAATCCATTAATTTCTTTGTTGGGTTCAAACGCCAAACCACAAAATTCAATCCTTGTATATCTGATTAGACCACTATTATCATCATCGTTGATTCCACCATGCTTTGCTAGTGTTGAGTTTGTTGAAATGTTATTAAATCCTTCAACTTGAATGTCAGTACCTTGGTTATTTCTTGCCTTACCACAGATAACGATTCCACCCCAATCACCTCTACCTTTATATCCAATATCCTTTGCCGATGTAAACACAACAGGACTATTTGAAGTTCCTTCACATGAAATATAACCACCTCTTTCAACTATAATTGTTGCATATTGTTTTGGTGTCATACTCAAATTCGCAATACCTCTGATTATAGTTCCAGCAGGGATAATCAATTTACCACCGTCTCTAACAACAACAATACTTCTTAATACGTAAGTACGTTTTGCAACCAAAGTTACAGTTCCAGTAATTTCAACAATACCTGTTGGACTATTGAAAGCCGTAGTGTCCCATCCATAATCCGCAGCCCAATAAATGCTTTTAGGGTTCCAATGTGTCCATCCACTGGTCCAATCTTTTGATTTGTCAGCCGATAAGGCTCCAACGTAATCAACTTTCTCAAAGAATTGAGCATGTCCTGTAATACACAACAAGACCGATAATAATGTAAAAATTATTTTTTTCATATTTTTTATTTTGTTCCCAATAAGTAGTAAATTTTATTCAGATGGTTGTTAATTCAATATTAATAATATGTTAAGGTTAAAACCAACTTGGTGTATCTCTCATTTTCCAATTGGCAAATCCACTTTTGGCACCACGATAGTAGTTCCTGTAAGATTCAACAACACTCTTAACTTTATATTCTTCAGGCATTGCCTTTGCCGGTTCAGTAAATCCTTTGTCAGGAATATTAGGTCTATTACTAATACACCACAAAATAACTTGTTCTGATTTGTGACGTTTACCATAACGGTATGTGTATTCATTACACAACTCCAAACCCAACTCACAAAGGTATAGATAGTTAGACAAACTCTCACGAGTCCAAATAGCACATGGGTGATTTTTGTGTGATAACTTATAAGGAATGTCAGGATTAGGGTCAGGTAATACATGATGAACCCCACACAATAGTTGCGCTGTCTCCAATATCATTTTTACTACATGTTTGTCAACATGATACTGAGCACATTTTTTAACATCATTATCCAATATGAAAATATTCATACTACAAAGATAATAAAAAAATTGAATTATACTAACTGTACATGAAATTGATGTACAAACAAACCATTTTGGTCCCATGTATATGTCGCTATTACGTTTGTACTAAAAATCATTTTACACATGTGTGACACCTTATAATAAAGACCATCACCATCTTCATCAACAAAGTCAAGAACTAATTCGATTGAATAAATATTACCCTTAAGGTCCCTTTGCTCACTAATATTAGACCCAATCCTTCCTGCAAATTCAGGGTACTTCCTATTCCATGAGTTGAAAAATATATCTATGTTATTCATAATAAAACCCCCACCGAAGTGGGGGTTGTGTGAGTGTCCGTGTGGCATTGAAAAGTTAAAAAGAGTTTTAAGGGTGTGTGTGTTGAACCATGTTGACAAGTTGAATTCTGAGTCTTTTGAGTACGTATCAGTATCAATTATCGTTATCTTTTTTGTCGGAAAGTAGATATTATCTACCATTCTCAACACCCACTGACGACAAACACAAGGTTTTATATCTGAGTGGTTGCGTTGTGCGTATCCAACTCAGTCTGAAGATTATCAATCAACGTTTCGTATTTTTCTACTAAAGCATCTCTTTCAACCTCAGTAATTACAGTTGTCATTTGACGAGTCGTACTATCACCATAACGACTAGTTACAATAGTACCTTGACTACAATTCAAAGTTTTCAAGTATTTCACTAAAGATTTATACTCAGACATACGGAAAATCTTATCGTATACCTCAGAGTTTGCCATGTGCATTTTTGTTTTAAGGTTAACCAAATCGTCAACCATTTGTAAGGCTTGTTCCAAACTTTCTTTTGGGTCATAAGAACGAACAGCTCCCTCATCCATTGAGTTGTTTCTATTTGTTCTATCCATCAAATCAGTTACTTTCTTCGCCAATTTGTTTTTCTCTTTAAGTGCTTGTTTAATGTTCATATGTTAAATTATATTATATATTTTTTGTATTGTCAACTACCTCAGGGTAATTTAATTCTATGCAGGACTTATCAAGCATTGCCTTCGCAATTTCGTAATAATGCAGATTAAATCCGTCAATATTACGTGGTGATGGTAATACATGAACAAAGTGATTTCTCTGATTATATAACATGTCAGAGTCATCATCAATGATAATGTAGTTATCAACTCCTGATTCATCCATTCTTTTTTGTTGTTCATCTTCAGACCAGTTAATGTGTGTAAAACCCATCTCTTCAAGATAGAATTTAATTTCCATTCCTCTTGGAATACGAATTCCATTGGCTCTCATACTTGGAGTAATTCCAATTATCTCACCACTCATTTTCTCCATCTCCCAAACTTTTTTCATGAATTCAATACCACTTTGTCTCCAAGTTGAACTAATCACAATCTTAGCTCCTGTCTCATCAATCAACTTATTAAGGAGTTCTTTACTGCGAACACAGAATCTTTGGTAGTGGTCTTTACGACCATCTTCCCAAACCCATTCCTGATACTGGCACTCACCATTACGGTAAGCACTTTCACAGTTTAGAACCCCATCAATATCTAAAAAAATAATTTTCATTACCAACTATCAATATCTGTGAAATCTTTTTCTATTTTAGCAATATGACTATAAACTCTTATCCCTGTACCAATACCATTTGGTGTGAACGTAAAGTCAAATAAACCATATTCACCATAAATCTTTTTGATGGCATCTTGCCACTCTTTGATTTCGGTTTCTTCTTTTTCATTTAATTCAAATTTTGTAATCATATTAATCCTCTCTACATTTATAATACCAAACACTATCACTATACTCCACAATGAAGAATAGATAACCTGGTGAATCAGATACGGGCATTACCAACAGATTACAAAGTTTACCTTCACTATCAGTACATCGGTAGCTGGTTCCATTATCAGTCTTCTTGAGAAGACTTACCAAATGATACTCCTGAGTTGTTTGAGAAAAAACCGTTGCAGTTGTCTGTGTTATTTTAATCAGAACATTTACAGGTTTAGTTTCACCCCAAGAAATTTCAGCACCTTGTTCATATCTGAATCCAAGTGTGACAGTACTAGCTCTTAAAAATAAGTTGGATTGAGCATAAGAGCTAATACTAACCAACGCAAATAACAATATACTTAATAATTTTTTCATAGTTTTATTTCAAATCTATCCTTCATAACTTGTAACTTATCTTCAGGTACTCCGTGTTCGTTAACACCACCATGTCTGTTTTCCACGATGATACTGAATACACGGTAACCATATTGTTTTGCCAATTCATAATAAGCACCCATCTCCCACTCTTGAGTGAATGTATTCGATACAACAATGTCTGAGTTATCCAAACCACCAGTAACATGGTTGTTAATCATTGCCAGTTCAACCTCAGATTGACACCACTCGTGAGCCCTTCTTAACTTGGTTGGGTCAAATTTGTATTCACCATCAACCATAAAAAATCTATCAGTCTCAAAGTGAGAATCACCAAATTGTTTTGCCAAGGTGGACTTACCTGCACCAGGAATTCCACGTAATAGATATAAATTCTTATTCATTGTCTTCTTCTTTTTCAGGGTTAAATTCTTCAAATATAGTATTTTCGTCCATCTCTTTCCACCCACCTTCACCTTCTTTATAAGTGAATGCTAATGTTACGATACAACTTCTTAAACCGTCCATTTCTTTTTGAATGTAATCAGGGTCAATAACAATTTGTGGGTCCCAACTAGCATCGGTAATTCTGCTATTTAGTTTTTCTGTGAGGGAATTGTAGTTCCTTAACAACTGTCTCCTCAATCCGTCCATTGAAACTTCCATTATTCTTTCTCCTCATTTTCAATAGGGTCAGTCAAACCAGCCTTAATACAATCATGCATACCTTCTTCAAGGTCTTTGATTCTTTTTGCCATTGGTCTGTACCACTCAATATAGGTCAAAATCATACCAATCCAAGCACCGATTACGATATATAATAATTCCATTATTTAGTCAATTCTTTTTTCATGGTGGTCTTTAGGAAGAGTCAATTTCGCAATTGGTCTGTTCTTCAATAAAGAAATGATTTCTTCAACATTCATTGGATATAGGTTGTTACCATCACATCCAACGTCCATAGCACGTCCATCAGCAATTCTTAAATGAGGTGGTAAGTGAACGTGACCGTGTAAGTGCATTACATTTGCGTTCATACCATCCCAAGAACAGATTGGGTAATGCATACATACAAAAGTATATTTACGTACTTCTTTTCCATTAGGAATACGTAAATCAAGATGGATATAATCACTACAACTAGTAAACATGTCTTGAATATCACCTTTATTTCTACGAATGTGGTGGTCGTGGTTTCCGTGAACCAAGTGAATGTTCTTACAGATGATTCTGTTTCTGAACTCTTGAATGTTTTCAAATCCACCAAAACTGAAATCACCTAAGTGAATCAAAATATCATTCTCACCAACGGTCTCATTGATTCTATTAACCAATGTGTCATTCATATGTTCAAGTGATTTGAAATCTCTTGTAACGGAATCAGCATCAGTCCACTTTGTGGTTGCTCTACAAATATTACTGTGCCCGTAGTGAGTATCACTTGTGAAATATAAACGTTGTCCTTTTTCTAATACGATTTTCATAACTTATTTATGTTGTAGGTAAAATGAAAATACAATAACTATAATGAAATAACCGAACCAAAAAAACATCGGTATCATTTTTTTCTGTATTTTCATACCACAAAGATAAACAAAAAACCCGAGACTTCAAAATCTCGGGTCATTTTTTATTTCAATAGAGACCTAATCTGTGTCAGTGTCGTTTCATTATGAAACTCTCCGTTGAAGTATATTGTTCTTAGTTCTCCAGAATTTTCCGTTTTCCAATCACAATGGTCAATCAACTCATAGGTACCATCGTTTTCGTTTTCAAAAACCGCCAACAAACCAGTTGCGGATTTTTTAGTTCCATCATCAGTAATTGGGTCTTTGAAGATTTCTCTACCAACAATTTTAGTGTTTAATCCTTGGTCAATCATATCACCGTATACAGGTTCTTGAAGTTCTACATAAGTTGCTTTCATTGCGAAACCAAATGTGTCACGGGTATTGTATTGGTATGTGAATGAACCGATACCTAATACTACGTTTGTAGATGCGAAACCTTTAGCTTCTAAACGTCTACAAATCTCATCCGCCCTTTCAATAGTGATTGAGTCACCATAGATTGCTCCTATGTGTGGGTCAAGAACTTTGTAACCTTGTTCGTTAATTGTTCCACCAAATACATCCCATAGTAATTCGATTACACCTTTTTCTCTTACTTTATATGACTTATGGTAATCTTCACCTGTACTACTATCATAAGCTTTCAAGGTACCACAAAGAATATCTACTGGGTCACCTGAATCAGGACGAATAACCAATTTACCATCACGAGCCAAAATCTCGTCTTTCAATGTAACCACGTGCTCGGTACATACTTTCCATAAGTCCCAAGTGTCCGATACAACTGAAAGAATACCTTTAGGATATGTATTCAACAATCTACGGAATGTTTCAACTTCATCTTCTTTGGTTCCCGCACACATTACAGAGTGTTCTGTTGCCGGTACTGAACCACAAACAAACTCAGTTTCACCATAGTATTTACGTGCTCCATAGATAGTTGGTAATGAATCTGAACCGAAGAATGAAGTTAAGTGACCAAGACCTGAACTGATGGTTGCTTCCGCCGAATCCATACCTCTCATTGAGAAGTCGTGTCCTTGCCAATCAATGAACCAAGCATTTTCTTTATCGGTTTTTTCCATCCACTTAGTCAATACCTTACGATATTGGTTAGCAATGGTTGCTGATGTCATTGGTTTCCACATTAAGTTAGACAAAAGGGTTTCCAAATAGTTGGTCAACCAATAGAAATCAGGATGTGTATTGTAGATAGTCAACACAGGTACCTTAATTGGAACTTTCTTACCTTCAGTAATACTTTTTACAATGATTGGTAGGTAACCCAAGTCATGTAATTTTTCAATGTGTGTTACATCATAATCAGTTCCCAAGTACATGGACAACTCACGTTTAACTTCACCACAAACCACGTCTTTTGGTTGATAGAAAAACCCTTCTTGGAACATTTCATGGATTTGTTTCATAACCATTTGACTTCCAAAGACAACAACTTGGTCACACCCTTTTGGTGCGTACTTGTTACTTCTTGGTGTGAAGTTGGAATACACTAAGGTAGTTCCTTCAGGGTATTGTTGGTGATGGCCAGTCTTGTAGCCATCTGTCAATAAAAATGGATTTATTTTCATATATTGTTTTTATTTATTTTTTTCTTTTTTTACCAAGAATATCTTACGTATTCTATTTTATAGATATCCCACACTCGATATACTGCCTCAACAAATTCACGAACCCACTCTCCGTTTTTCTCTATCAAATATTCAAGTTTAATTTCTAACCTTTCACCTAAATCATTACTAACAATTGTGTCATTTCTAACCTCATCAAAATATTCAAGCCATATATGCCACAAGTCTTTATAATCACCTCCAATTAGTTTATGATAATCCCTGAAGTATTTTTTATCGATACCCATTTCTTTACAGATTTCTGTTTGGATATCATCCCACTCATAGTAAGCAATTACATTCTCTTTCATTTTTTTATTTTGTTAAAAAATAATAGGTTCCAAATAATTGAATATAGTGTAACACTTGGTCAAATCCAATAACAGTAAATGCTCCAAGATTTGGAATTGGTGAACCGTATTCATTGTTAGCAAATTTACGACTTACAATTTTACTGGTCAAATAATCTGTCGCTGTGTGGAAAACAAAAGTTATTACAGGAAATAATATCATCCATTCAGACCATCCAAGGTCTTCAATCGTAGGTCCTCCAAAATGATTTCCCCATATTGAAATTCCTGACATTACTAATAACCAAATAAGGGAATATGTTGCCGTGTGTTTTACAAGAGCCTTAAAACTCTTACTTTTGTTTACCGCCCATTCTTCCGCTTGGAAGATAAAATCCGCAACCCAATGGATGAAGATAATTGATAAAATTACTGTTAGTATCATATTATTTTATTTTATTTTTAACAAGATTTAACGCCTGTCCTAATAAATTAAGACCCAACCAATACGAAGGGTCTTCAATACCTTCAGCATTTTCTTCAAGACCTATTCCCCAAATGTTATCAAGTGGAGATGCCTCAACAAAGATTCTATCTCCTGTACTTAACATTGATGCCATTAAGTCTGAGTTTTGGGTAAACTTTGCCAAGTTTCCCTCATATACAATTGCCAAACAATTTTTTTCCCAAACGGATTTGTCAAAGTTCTTAATCATTCGACCATACTTCTTTTGTTCTCTTGGGTTCGACTCTTTCATAATCAACTCAGCAATTTCAATGTCTTCAAATAACAATGCCTTTTGATGCATCATATATTGTTCACATGAATTGTATTCGACCTTGTCGATTACCATTGGTGCTTTGTGCCATTGGGAATAAATTCCATTCCAAAAGAACACGTAGTTATCTGTTATTTTCATATTAAAATACGTTAAGTTGTTTTACTAATTTGTGGATTGATTTGTGTTTTGAAAAGGTATTTACGATAATCCCGTCTTGGATATCTTTAACACTATTTGTTGTATAGATGCCTGAGATATAATCCGCCAATCCTTCAAAACCATAACTAAAAATTCCGTGTGTTACAACAAGGTAAATCTCACCAATAAATTTTTTATCCGATTTAATTGCTTTAGCAACTTCAATAAAAGTTCTTCCACCATCACAAATATCATCAATGATGAAGATGTCTTTATCACAATAATCAGTGATATTCAAAGGAACATTGGTTCTTTCAATCTGACCCGTTATAGGGTTTCTATATTTTGTCGCCACAATAACATCAGACTTATACCCAATGTGTTGAGCCACACCATAAATCTTTTTCAATGCACCTGCGTCAGGTGAAACAAGTAATATATTATCAACATTCTCTTGTTTCCATGTTTTATGACCTTTTGAAATAAAATAATCTCTGAAAGTAAAGTTGAGTAATTCTCCAGTACCTATCTTACTGAAGTTGTTGATACAAGCCTCAAGTACATCACTATGTGGGTCCATAATTTCAACCTCTTCATAACCTTGTAGATTTATGATAGGTGCAATAACATCCTTAATGTAGTTGATACTACCTTTCATGAATTTACGGTCACTTCTTCCACCTAAACAATAAGGAATATAAAGACGAATTCGTTTGATACCAATATTCTTTAATGCTTGTGTAGCACAAAGAATAATCTCCAAATCTTCAAAACTATTCAATCTTGATTTAATTGTTATACCATGTTCTTGAGAATACTCTCTCAATGACTCAAAGGTATTGTCTTCATCTTCAATCAAATTGAATGAATGTTGACCATCGGGGAAATGACTAATCTCATATTTGAATGAGAACATGTCGTTTGGGTTAACTAAATTTATAAAGTCCATATCTTAATTTTCAAATAAGTCTAATAAGTAATCAAACATTGTCGAGTATTCATGACTGTTGTTAAATCCATAACCTAACTTAGTCATAAAATTATCGTTTTCTTTTCTATACATCTCAAACATACGACTTTTGGTCATCTTTGAGTATTGGACATTGGCAATTCGGTCACACAATTTAACAAACACAGCACCTTTAGTATTTCTGATACCCTCGTAGTATTTGTCGTTGGCTCGTTCTGACCTGTTCTTACCTTTTTCGTTTGTAACTGCGTAGATGATATCAGCAGCTTCTTGACCCAAATGATTTTTAACATCATTGTATGAAACACGACAATCCTCAATAAGGTCGTGACCCCACGTCGCTCTTAAACAAGCGGTTCTTAAACTAGTATGACTAACGTCAACTTGATTATAATCCTTTCCTGTAAAGTAATCTTTGGTATCATCCAAAAGATGTTTGAAATCTTGGGCTACCTGATTAACCATACGTAAGTGAAATTCGTAAGGTAAGTACGTATCATAAAAATGATTGGTACTTCTGTGACATTCTATACACCATTTATCCATAATACAAATATAGTTATTTTTTTTTAATAAAACGAATATGAATTCAAACTAAAATTCTTAATTGACATCAAAAAAGCATATTCTTCATTCAATTCTTTTCTACGTTTTTTCTTAAGTTTCCTTGGAAGTTTTGGAGTGTCTTCATGGTACTCTCGTTTCAATTCAGCAATTTGTTCATCACATTTGTTTCTACCATCTTCCAAGGTATTTACAATATTAATTGTGTAGGGCAAATAAACACTTATCATATCACAAAGATAATAAAAAACCCGAGACTTTTATATCTCGGGTTGATTTTTTTTTACTTATTTAATCCAAACATTAGGTTTTGATTACTTCCAAGAACTGTACTTGGAACATCACCTCTCCATTTCTCAATCCACATTTGTTGTAGCAAAAGTGGTGTTAAGGTTTGTTGTCGTAATTTATTCGACTCGGCCTCAGCTCTTGCGTTTGTTAGTAATGCTTGTGCGTTACCTTCAGCTGTTGCAATTTTGATTCTTGCCTGTGCTTCTGCCGTCTTCACTTGATTTTCCGCCATCAATGCTGATTGTACCGCATTGTTCTTAGCCTCAATTGCTTTCTTAAATGTTTCAGGGTAAACCAAGTTAGATGTAAATTGTTGGAGAATAAAACCTTCAGGTGCCAATTGTTTTTCTAAAACCTGACGAACTTTAATCTCAAATTCTTGTCTGTTAGATATAAGTGCGTCTGCCGTATAACTGTTAGCCACGACACGGAATGCATCAAAGATAGATGTTTTCAAGAATCCTTCTTCAATACGGTCCAACTCAACACGATACTTAGCGAATATATATGGGACTTTCTCACGTTTAACAGCGTAGTTTACCATTGGAGAACAGTGAAACTCTGAACCGTCTTTTGAGTTTACAACAAACGATTCGTCACTTGTTAGTTTACCATCTTCAATAATAGCTTTGTATTCTTTATGTTGTACATATGTTGGAAACTCAACAATTTTGGTTGAAATTGGGTTATACAACACCCATCCTGTAACCTCAGTTACATCATCAACACCTTTACCATCACCATAAAGGTTTACTTTAACACCTACGTGTCCTGCGTCAATTCTTTCACATCCTGTGAAAGAGAAAATCATAAGTACCAATACTGATACACCGATTAAAAGTTTAGTTAGATTGCTCATTGTTATTTTTTGTTTTTGTTTGTTTTACGTAGTTAATAATTGCCATACCTCCAAGATAAATTGATATGGTTTGAATGAAAAATAATACAAAAGTTAGTATGATACCCATATTAAATGAGATTGTACTAGCAATGTTAGCCATACTCAACGTATATGTAATAAGTTGGTTTGAAAAAAATAGGACAAGACAAGTGATAATCATTTGTAGTCCAAAGTCTAATTTATAAAATTTGTTAAACATGATTCAAATATACTATTATTTTTTTAACCAATCAACAAAGTTCTCAAATGGTTCAATAAAAATTCTACCAATCCATCCATCAAGTGAGTAACGATAATCAACATCTTTTTGAAACTCACTAATAATTGGTCCCAATGTTTTAATAAAATCATTCATGAATATTTCATCGCTAACCCATTTACCACCAAAAGTTATATTTCTAATGTAACTATTGGCAATACTACTAACAGTATACCTTGAAAAATCACTTATATCGTGTGAGTGGTAATTACCATTAAATTTAACGGTTAATTCTTGATACGATTTAGTTGTAAATTTATCTTTAACCCAATAAATCTCAAACGTCAGACCTTTTTTATCTGTAACTGAGTAATATGTTTTTGACTTACTCATAAATATTTTGACACCAACTCCTTAATGGTCTCCTCCTCTTTAAGGGTAATCCTTTGCCTCAATTTAGATAATTTAGCAATGTTATTTAACCACTCAATCTCAAGAAGGTTTCGTTGTTTTTCATGAGGTGATGATATTTGTAAAACCCATCCTTTTTCAACTAATTCATCAATTAATTCTTGTACTTCACGTGTTGAACATTCATACACATACTCGTGTGGTTCAATGTCAATTTCTGCGGTAAATTCTGGCATAACTTTATATTTTAATTTCTATTATTTTTCCTTGTTTAACTCTTTCTTCAATTTCAATTTCATCAACACATTGAGCGTAGGCGGATTTCAATGACCGCCCACCCCAATCTTTATTTGTTATTGAACTAGTAATCCAATTGTCATCATTCCACAATGATGTCCATCCGTGTAACTTAACAACCTCAATCATTTCTTCTTTTGTTACAACTTTTTCCATTCCGGTTTTATTATGTTCCATATCAATTTATCATAAGGTTTTCCATCCCACATGGCAAACATCACCGCTCTATAAGGTGGATGTCCATGTTCCAATACATGTTGAGCGAACTCTTTCTTAGTTGGTTCAACTTCTCTATCACCATACTTTCCGTAACGGAAATAGTCATGAGCCTTTCCACAATGTTCAGACACTTGGTAATAACCATATTTCAATCTCTCAGCATATTCCTTTACCTTAGCATAGAACTCATCAGGTACATCCTTCAAGAACTCATTGATGTCACCACCATTAGCCAAGAACTCCCATACACCAGTGGTTGAAACATTTGTCATTATCTTATGAAGACGCAAATATTCCTCACCCTTGATTTTCATTCGGTTTCCATTAGAGAAACGAACAACAAACCCTTCAGCGTTCTGTTCAACTTTATCCTTCAATTCGGAATAATCCCGAATTCCATCGTATTTTTTGACAACATCAAACCCTTCAAACAATTCATTGTATGGAAGTTCTTCACCAGTATCAGTGTTGATTATACCAAGCAATACCAAACGCTCCTCACCGTTGTAGTCAACCACGATTCTATTCTCAGGATAGATTATCTCAAACAAATAAGTGTACCCTTCAACGATAATGTCTTGGTAGTTGTACTTCATAGCAAAGTCGGTCATCCACTTTGATTGGTCTGAAGTAAATGAACCACGAGTGGCACATATCATCGCACCATTGTACTTGAACATGATTCCCAAAGAACCATCCATCTTTTCAAAGACCTCAAAGTCAGATGTTGGTACGTGTTTGTTCTCCTCTATGTTGAAGAACTTTTTGAATGGTCGGGCAATTACATTACCTCTGTTATCAGTAACCAATCCACGACATGACAATGTAACATCGTCCCACAAGTCACCGTACTGAACGTTCGGTGTGTAGTTCCATATGGATAATGGCAAACTACGGTGTGTCTGTTTGAACAACAAACCCCTTTTTGTGTAGTCATCTAATATGGCCATTGGGAATTTCATGGTACAAATATAGTATTAATTTTTGATTATTCCCACTCTTTTTTTTGTTTTGCTATCTTAATGATTTGTTTGTCCAAGTATTTGTTCACCTCGACCTTCAACTTATCATACCAATCTTCCTTACCTTCAGTTGAAATAACCAAATCATGGTTCAGGTTCTTAATCTGAAGTTGCCCCTTACCCAAAGCTCCGATACCCAACATGGACATATCAAGTTCCCAAAGGAACAATACTTTTACGTTCTTAATCAAAATAGTTTGTCCTTCTATCTTATAGTCAACAAAGACATACAATAACTCTTCGTTGGGTGTACGATACAACTTCTTAATCTTACTGATGGATGTCAAGTTGGGCATTGAGAACTCAGAGTCAACATTGTGACTCTTGGGGTCCAACATATATCTAACACCATTAGAGAATACGGAAACATCTTCCATGGATTTCTTACCTGTAGACAACTTAACCTCACTAATTAATGGGTTGGTATCAGTAGTAATAATCTCAATGACTTTACTCTCAACCAAATCACCAATGGTTCTCTGTTGTCCACCATCAACCAACTCAAAATCCTGTAAGTTCTGAGTAATCAAATCGGTAAAATAATTCTTAATGTTCTGGTGTATTTCTTTCATACGGTGCAAAGATAGTATTAATCCTGTAAAAATTTTACAGAAGTCCCCAATGTTTTTGAAATTCTATCAATCGCAGCATTAAAACCACCAATGTCTTTATTGGTTAACACATAAATGTCACCAAGTTCTTTATACAAACCCCTTAATTTAACTGAGTTTGGCATGTCATCATAATTGGTGTAAACTGTAGCTCCAAACATTTTAGTCAACTCGGTTCCTGTCGGTAATTTATTACCATACACACCATCTAAAATATCTTTAACAAGATTGTAATAGTTCATTGTGTAAGACTTGTTATCGTAGTGTTTTCCATTATAAATAAAACCTACTTTATCTTCAAATAAATGCTTATAAGTTTTCATGGTTAAAACATAATAAAAGTTAATTTATGAATCAATGCTTTTGCGATAAAATTATTATAAAAAAAGAAACCCCGAACAATTTCTCATTCGGGGTCGGACATAGGATACTATCCTATGTGGGGTTGGCTAAAACATTGAGACTACATGTTTCGTTGACCTGTCTTTTGTAGAGATTATACCGACCAAGGTTTCCTCTCGTGTCCACTCGTGTTGCCACAAGTATCAAGTCATCACCGATTGTTTACGACAATCACACGTTTCGATTAAACCTACTCAACTATTACTTGCCTCTATAGAATCTTGCGGACTCTCTAAACCCGTGCCCAGGTACTAGGACTTTCTTAGTCAAAACTGAAGGACTTGGGGTCCTGTCAATTTCCTCGTTGGTATTTCTACCCAAGGAATTAGGTGACTTTCAGTTTAATCGCTCAGAGACTTCTCCTTTTTATCTTGATTCTTCTATCAACGAGAATTCAACATTGTGAGTCTATGAAGGTTGAGCTCTGAGGTGGCTAGCTTCTCTTTTGGAAAAGGAAATACCACTCAACCTTCTGTAATCCGCCAAGACTACGATTTATCTTGATGTCGTTAGATTGCTCTTTGGACACCTATGATAAACTGGTACCTAGCCCTACGTCAGATTGGCGTCTGAGTCGAACCATCACCTTTACCTATTCCTATTGATGTCTCCATCTCAACCCTGACACTCACGTAGTCAGAATAGATACTTTCTCTCAGCTGTCGCCCATGAGAATTTATCTGTAGGTAATTTGTTTAGTTGTGAGCCACTTTCGTGACACCGAAGTATTAAGCCGTTGAAACCTTTCCTCCCTATAGTCCCGTTACCGGGGTTATCTTAATCGACGCTAAACCGCCGAAGATACAAACCAATTTAATTTTGGGGGTAAATTGGTGTTTTCAAAGAACGTTTTGAGTGAAGGGAACCACGGTTTTAAGGAATATCTCCAACCTTTTTCTCAATTGTTTTACAAAGTTACGAAGACTTTTCCGAAGAGTCAAGTAATATTGTAATTTTTTTATTTGGTAAGTAATAAATATGTTATTGTTTACCAAAGTTATAAAAACATAGTAATTTTTTTTCTTCTGTCAATACCTTTAGAAAAAATTATTTCTCTTTTGGTATCCAAGGTTGTAAATTGTCTGACTTAGATATAATATCAGATGCCGGTAAGAACATTACATCTCTTTGATATTGACCAGGAGCCAAGTTCTTTGAATCAACTTCCAATGCCTTTGTTCCCGTAACATAAATCCATCTATCTTGTTTTGAATTAACAGGTGTTCTACCTGACACACCATATATAATGGCATTTCCATCAGGAGCAATTCTATAAAACTTAAATGGTTTAACTTGGTAGTTAATTGTCTGACCATTTTTCATGTTTACAACAATATCAACACCTGACTTATCAAGTTCACCACCAGTCTCAGCAACAACCGTGATGTTTTCAATATCATCACCATATTGTTTTTCCAAATATGCTTTGGCTTTAATCTCATTATCATCACCCGTTACTCTACTTCTTGACAATAAGTCCATGATGATTTGGTTTTCAGAACTATCAGAGTTTAACAAAACATCCTCAAATCTATCTTCCAACCCACGTTCAATCATTTCAACGGCTTGTTCTTTGGTAGCATCTTTTGGTACGTTAAACAAATTCATTAAGTAAGTAGCAACTCCGTAGTGTGTGTTCAAGTAAGAAAGTGGGTGACCCTTTTCTGTTCCCTTGAAGAAGTAGTGACCTCTTACATTTTCAATCCCACGTTTATCCAACAAGTCCAAATGATTGTTCAATACTCTTTCAATCATTCTTCTATATAAACCTTGTTCAGGATTTGACTTGGATAGTTTTTCATTTGGTTTAACCAATTCATTTGTTTTCTTCACATTCCAAGTCTCAACAAGGATTGCCGATTTTAGGGAATTGATTAAAGTTATGTTAGACATTTCGTATATAGTTTCTTTTTTCTCAGGGAATTCTTCTTGGTATTGTTTCATTAACATACCTGAATATATGTTACAACCATCTTCATTACGTCCCCCAATATCAGGACCTTTCTCCCAACCTAAGAAGTCATGTTGAGCAGCATGTATCCACTCATGTGATAAGGTTCTTAATACATCAATCAACATTCTACCTTTAGATAAAACTCTAATAACACCGGACTCAATCGTATAAGAACCTGTTGTCATATCACCCTCTTTATCACCAACAAATATAATTTTGTCGATGTTGTCGACAGGCATTTTATCCATCAAAAACTTAATGAAGTGATTAATCACCTCACGTTTTTTACTATCTAAATCTGAATTTTTGTATGTAACCTTAATTGACACAACAATAAATATCTTACTTCATGAAGTTTGTCACGAAGTCACGCAATGTTTCATTCATTGGTTCAGGTAATTCATCAATACCAAAGTATCCACACTCGGTATGTTCCTCACCATCAATGGCGTTTTCTAAGTCAGGATGAATCTCATCTTTGACATCGGTACCGAATACATACATCATACCTTTTTGTTTTGTACCTTCACGGTTCATTCTATTTATCACCCCCAAGAAATAAATGGGTGTGTTTAATTCATGTGCGGTTTCTTCATAGAACTCTCTATGAGCAGCATGTGGAATCCCTTCACCCTTCTCAACACGTCCACCTGGTAAACTCCATTCACCAGGAAAGTTACTCATGTCAGCATTTCTTTTACAGAATAAACACTTATCATCTTTACGAACAATTACCCCTGCGTATTTTTTCATATCTTATATTTATCTTAATAATGGTTATTTCAATTAATAATAATAAATTTAACTGCAAAGTTGTATCCTCCCCATCACAAATTCGTGAAGGAATGATGGGAAAAACATTTCAAGGATTTGATGGAATGTTTTTTATCATGCCTGAAGACGGTGAACAAAGTTTTTGGATGAAAAATTGTATCATCCCATTGGATATCATCTTTATTTCAAAAAATATTATTAATGATATTTCACCAAACTGCCCACCATGTGATACAGATGATTGTCCCTCGTACAAAGGTAATGGTGGTTTTGTATTAGAAGTGCCTGCGGGAACATGCAGGAACCAAAACATCAAAATCGGCGACAAGGTTGATTATTAAGGATTTCTTCCATACATTTGTGGTATGGAAAACAAAATCAAAATTTATTGGAACAAAGTATCTGAGAGCGTTAAGAAGTTTTTCTCACATGTTTTTTGGGTTGCCTTGGTAGTTACAGGACTTGGCATAGGTTTTGGAGTAGGGTTCTACTACAAACAAATAAAAACAGTTGAGATGCCATCAAAAATGGTTGTCATTGAAAAACAAGACATCATTTTGGCTGTCGATGAAAACCAAAGACTTATGGTTATAGATAAAAGTACTGGTAACTATACCATCTACGATAACGAAATCGGTAAGACAATCTTCACCCTATATGCTCGTAACATTTGGGGTCAACACAATCCAAATCAAACACCAACACCTGTAAAATGAGAAATATAAATTTCAAGACCGCTATCTTCTTATGGTTCCTCGTAATCTTCGGAGGTATCGGTCTTGCAATTTATGGTGTGAATCGAATCGAAGAACAAGCCGAGGAACAATACTTGGAACAGATGGGTGGTGAACCTAATGCACCTGCTTGTCTTAAAATGTACAACAGTATTGAAAAGTACTCAAAAAAATATAAAGTCCCAAGGTATGTTGCTTACAATGTTGCATACAGGGAAACTCGTTATCAAGGACCGTTTCATTGGTCTTATAGTCCTAATCACATATCTTCAGCTAGCGCTATGGGTCCAATGCAAATCATCACAAGATGGGCTCACAGTTATGCTGGTAGACATGTTACAGCAAATGAATTATTAACCAATATTGATTTGAATGTTATGGTTAGTATGAAAATGTTAAGAGCCCGATACAACATGTATCATAGTTGGGCATTAGCTTGTGGTGGATACAATACTGGTTCACCAATCATTAATGATTACGCACACTACTGTGCAACTAACAAAGATTACAAACGTAATTGGATTAGGTATTCTCGTTAATCTTCTCTTGTAACTTAGTAACAAATTCGTTTTGAAGTCTCTTAAGAGCTTGAACGTATGGTGCATCCTCTTCACTACCAAATCTTGGAGCTGTCTTAGGTGGTCTTCTACTTCTTGCCAAGTAATTGATACCTGATATGTTTGTTATACATTTGTGTCCACCTGAATTTGCCTGAATTAAATCCCAAGCGTTTACACCAAACTTATCTAAGAACTGAAATTCTTCCTCAGTCAATTCTCTTGCTGGTTTGTTCATTAATGATTCTAACGTATTCAAAAACTCTCTACCTTGTTCTGAACCACTGAACTTATCACCGTAAATTGCTTTGAAGTCTTTGAATGTAAATCCAACTGACTCAGGACCCGCCTTACCCTCAGATATCCATTTAACAGTAGATAAAGGAATTACTGTAGACTTCATCTTGTCTTCGTGTTTACTTAATACTTCTTGAGCAATATCACCCAAGTTAACACCTTTAAGTTCTCTTTCTTTCTTAAAAGGATTACAAGACGCTTGTAACAGACCCAATGGCCATGCAATAACTAAGAAGTCAGCTTCAGGGTTATTTTTGAATGGAGTGTATCTATCGTATGAACCAGGGTTCATCATGGAACCTCCACCGTATTGAACTATAATATTGCCAACCAATTTTACATTAGGACTTGATTTCATTGTGTCCATATATTGTTTGGCATTTTTTTGTAATTGTTCAGGACCAGGTAATCTTCTTGAACCCATCTCATTCTTAATTTGATTTAAGATTGAATACAATGATGGTTCAGAATTCATAACCAAGTTCTCTAAAAATTGTGGTTTGTTTTTGAATGCTAATAATAATTTATTTAACACCAAACCCATCGCAAACTTATTCTTTCTTAAGTCAGCATCTTTATCCATTTTGAACAAATAGTTAACCACTTGTTCAGGTGTGATATCATATTTGGCATAATCCGCAGAATCTACTGTAGATATTAATCTTAAGTCTGTCTCAGGAAAAATCTCTTTTGGTGAAACTATTTGTGATATTGTTTCAACATTAGAACGTGATGGTCTGAAAGATGTTGCCCCTGTTTCCTCAGCACCTGCTTGTCTATCATGGTGGTCTGTGTGAATCACAAACATTGGTTTACCATGAGCAAAGTCAACAAGTACCGGCATTGTATCACCATTAGCATCAAGTTTCTTAACTGTAAATTCTTTATCACCATATTGGATAATTTCAGAATCAACCACTTTGATACCGTTATCCTCCAAATATTTTTTCATGGCAATTGCCGTTGCAACACCATCCAAATCTTGGTGAAAATAAATTTTAGCTTTTGGATATCTTTTAGCCAAAGCTTTGATATCACGTAATCCAGATTCTTTTAATAGTTTTTTCATTATAATGTTGCCGAACCTGTTAAAGGTCCAAATACTAATTTATTAATTATATCTTTAGTCCAGTCAGTTTCAGTTTCCTGTGTTCCGCTGTCCATAGTATCATTACTCATTGTTTCACCACCCATTGTATCATCAGGAACATTGGCAAAATCCTCATTCCAATTTTGTTGTGCCTCACCTGTTTGAGAATATTGATTCATTTTCTCATCGAACGCAGCACCCATTTTTTGTTTTAACTCTTCAGGTCCAACGAAATTTGCAACACCTAACCAATCCAAAAATCCCGCCCAAAATTTAGTTCTTGTCATTAAACTTCTTGTCGCTCTATTACCAAATAATCTTGGTACACCACCAGCTTTATAATTTTTAAGTCCTTTCAAACCTTTTGCCGCGCCACCACCGAAACTTCTAAATAAGTTAGCATCTTGTTTCACAGCAGTTTGCATTTGTTTTAACACATTTATAGTTTCTTTTTGGGTTAATGGTTTTTTAACAGCCCTTCTCGCAATTGCTGAAGCTTTTTGAGTTCCTGAACCAACTTTTTCAAATAAAGTGACCCAATCTTTTAATGTATTTCTTAAACCACTTGATAATTTACCACCAGGTATTTTATCAATAATTTGTTTTAATTTTGGTGCCCATCTTCTAACCATACCCATCAACTTACCCATCATACTATCACTCTTAGCAGCATCGGCAATTATTTTACTTGCTTCAGCCGTTTTACCTGCTTTAGCCAACCTAAGAGCTGAGTTTGTACTTTTTACTAATTTACTACCTTTACCCGCCATCATTATCGGTTTTGCGGCAATGTCACCAACATAAGGTATTGCCGATATCATAGACAACATACCAAAAAACGTATCACCCTGATACAAATAAGACAATCCATTTGCAATATCTACAAGTCCTGTTGGGTCAAAAATACCAACCACATCACCTAATGTGTTGTACCAAGCTTCACTTAAAACACCATTTGAATTAGGATATAAATCATTATAAATCTCATTAAATATTGTTTTGGCTTCGTCTGACATTGAATTATATTTCCCTTGGAACTCATTGTTTCTTTGTTCCATTAGATTTGTGTCAACAATTTTTTGTAATTGTGTTTCGGTAATAATTGCTTCCATAATGTTTTACTATAAATACCAAGTAATATAAAAAAGAAACCCCCACTATGAAGTGAGGGTCTCAGTTTTTTCAAAATCAATTACTTGTTGTCGTCTACTATCAACGAATACGTTGACTCGTTTCTTGGCAACCTCAGCATAATTCGGACTGAGTTCTATTCCAATCCATCTGCGGTCCAAGGTTTCTGCTGCAACCAAACTAGTTCCACTGCCAGCGAATGGGTCCAACACAACATCATTCTTATATGTAAGAATCTTAATCGCTTTGGTTGGGATATCCATTGAGAATGTCGCTTTGGTCATACTCTTTGTATCTGCAAAGTATTTCCATTGACCAAATACCAAGTCAATAAACTCACGTTTATTTTCTTCAGTATACATTGTTTTATTCCTGAATGAACCTTCATTCTTTTCATCAGGAACTTGTTCAACCCAAGATTCCCATTCAGGTTTCCCCTTAACAGTTTTAATGTGTTTCTTCTTGTAAGCCAATACAACACATTCTTTTGGATTATAGATGTATGGTGCTGATGGTGACATCCAAGAACCCCAAGCAGTTGTTCTACTTCTGTGTGGTGATTCTTCTTCAAGGTCAACAATCCCAAAGAACTTATATCCAATCTTCTTCATGATTTGCCATATCTCACTCACAATAAATACACGACCACCTTTTGCCTGACGATTAACTTCATAAGGAATGTTAATGGCAATACGTCCGTCATCTTTAAGAACTCTAAACGCTTCTGTCATCCACTCTTCAGTAAACTTCAAATATTCCTCAACCAACATATCATCATCGTGTACATCATAATCGATACCCACACCATATGGAGGACTGGTTACTATCAGGTCAACACAACCTTCTTCCATGGTTTTCATCACTTCACGACAATCACCGTTTACTATTTTTCCTATAAAATTTTCCATTAAAAATCTGCGTTTGTTATTCTTAAATCATAATCACTAAACCCTGTAAAGTCCACCTCATCAGCTTTAATTCTTCTATCCATACTATCACCAGGCATATTCCTGTTTGCTAGTCTTGTCATTCTTGTTGACATCTCAATATCCGTATAAATGATAAATGAGGTAAGTCTATCTTCAGGTTTAATATGTGAAACACCTGCAGGTGTCATAATGAATAAGTCATCACTGTAGAACTGTTCTACAGTTGTACCATACAACCAACCATTGAAATAAACATATTCATAAAACATATTTGATTCAACCATTTTAGTTGCCTCTTCATCGGTTAAAAAGAAATAATCTTTACCATCAACTTCACCTTCTCTTGGTGGTCTTGTGGTATAACTCACAGCATATTTGAATCCACGTGACTCATATTTCTTTCTCAGGTAATCTTTACCTGATGCCGCCTTTCCAACAAGGATAATCCTTTTATGGTTTCTCATTAGTGTCAACATCTTTTTTGTGTGTTTTTTGATATACTTCCTTGAAACAGTCAGCACATAATTGTCCTGCACCTTCTATATAAGTTTTACGTGAATCAACATGGTCATTGATTGAATAACCAGTATTCAATCCACAACTTACACATTTTTCAATATTACTGTCGCCCATTTGAATTAATAAATTTGATTTCTTCAGTTGGTACATTTGCCCTTGACTCCATCATCTCAGATGTTAATTCATAATCATCATCATTAACGAATGATTCTAATAACTCTTCATTAGAGATTGCTCCGTACTTTTCAGCTTCAACATTAACACCTTCAGTCATGTAATTTTTCATATTCATAAGTTTTTCTGCGAACTTCAAACTATCCAAAATTACTTTAACAATTCTGTATGGGTCAGCGTTTGAACCTGGTCTTCTATCTTCCAAATATCCAGTCCAATTAGTTGCAGTAGACAAAGGAACTCTAATTGATGCACCACGGTCAGCAATACCCCAAGAAAATTTATCAATCGATTGTGTCTCGTGTTTACCTGTTAATCTAAATTCATTTTCTGAACCATAATTTTGAATATGAACATCATGTCTTGATTCAAATGCGTTGAATATAGATTTGAAATATTCCTCACCACCTTCACTTCTCATTCTTTCATTAGAGAAGTTACAGTGCATTCCTGACCCGTTCCAATCACCAATCCTTAATGGTTTTGGCTTCAAATCAACAATCAAGTCATAATACTCAGCAGTTTTGTACAACAAATAACGAGACATCCATAAGTCGTCAGATGCTTTAATTGCACCTTTAGAAAATAATTGGTACTCCCATTGTCCTAATAAAACTTCAGCATTTATACCTGTAATATCTAACCCAGCATTTAGACATAGTTGTAAGTGCATATCCACAAATTCTCTTTGTGCAACATTCTTAGTACCTATACCACAATAATATTCACCTTGTGGTGGTGGAAATCCGTCTTTGGGGAAACCCGCAATCTTACCATCTTTGGTTCTTAAAACGTATTCTTGTTCAAATCCAAACCAAACTGAATCATCTTCCAAACCTATTTCGGCCCTTAAATTTGATACATGTTCATTTCCCGTATTTGGGTCCATTACTTCACACAAAACATAAGTAGTTGGGTATTGGGTAATGTCGAATGAACGATAAAGTCTAACAGGTCTCAGAATACAATCTGAAAAATTACCTTCAGCCTGTTTAGTTGATGAACCATCAAAAGACCATAATGGTAAATCTTCTAATTGAAATTCCATTGGTAGGTCAAGAATTTTAATCTTACTCCTTAAGTTTGGTTCAGGTGTATAACCATCTAACCAAATATATTCTAACTTTGTTTTCATGTTATTTATTTACATAATATCCAGGTGCTAATGAGGATTCTTCTAACACACCTTCGTTAATTAATTCATCTAAAATCTTTTTGGTATCTTTTTCAGATAACTTTAGAATGTATTTTGAAATGTAAGTAATGTGAACTGGTTGTCTTAATTTTGAGTTAAGAAGTTTTTTACTCTTGTCATCCATGATTTTTGTTTATTATCTTTTTTAAGATTCCAAAATTTCTTTCTAACCAGTTCCCCTAATTTATTATCGTTTGGATTTTCGAGAACTTCCTTTTCCGTAAGACACACTTTTTTGTCCATCATCTTTAGATTTACTTGTCTGTTTATCCGGCTTCTCTTCAGTTACTACTGACTTATCTTTTTTCCATTCAGACTTGGGAACGTAACCCCAACCTAAGAAAGTTTGTACTACTAATTTGTGAGCGGCTTTGTCGTGTAATCTTTTGATTTCACCTGTCTTTGAATTTCTGAGTGTTTTCATGTTCTAAAATATATGTGATTAATTTTGTTCAATCAAGTGGGTATTATTATTCAATAATATTTCTTTTATTTCCTCATCGGAATGTCCCTCCATAGACAATTTATAGGCTTGTCTTGAATCCTCATCTGTAAATATACAGGCATCAACGTTAAAATATTTGTGTAAAGGAAAGTTGTTCTCAATATGTTTGAGAATTAATTCTTTGGAAAAGTACCGTTTTGTAAAACCCATTGTCCTTCAGTATTAAGAGATACACTACAAATATATAAAAAATTACACTCATGTGGAGCAATCATTGATAAATAATTTTTAGAATTTTCATTTTGATATACGTGATAAGTTTCACCAATTAATGGTTCAAATCTAAGTTCAAGTCCAAATATGAATTCATTTAACTGATACAACTCAGATAATTCATCAATTTGTTTTTTTAACTCTTCAAATTTTTTATCAACAAAGTTGTTGAACTTTGTTACTTGTTTTTGTTTGAAGTGACTAGTATCTTCAACTTTGATTACTGGTGACCCTATACTTCCTGCATATGGTAACAAATTGAACTTAGTACTCATTTGATTGTTTGAGTGAAATAACTTTGGACCTTCCTCTTGAATAGTGGGAGTAATGTTTGTTCTAATGGTAAGTTTTGTGTTGAGAAAGCTTCAAATATTGGGTAGGTAATATCTTTTGTTTCAGAGTTTTCTTCTATTACCTTACTAAATTTTTTATCATTACCTTTATAAATTAAGTTGAATGATATTTTTGTATCGTGTTTTTTCTTTGATAGTTTTTCAAATTTACATTCCCAAACATAAACTTCTTTATTAAATAAATCTTGATATACTGTGTATGATTTATTTAGTGATAAATTTTTCTTGTTCTTTCTTAATTTGATTGATGTAGATTCAAATGATAAATCCCAAATCCCACGACATATTGCAAAATATTGGAGTAACTTATCTTGAGCACTTATTAAGATATCTTTTAATTCTATAAGTTGTTGGTCGGTAAACTTTCTTCTTGATTTTTTTGATTTCAATTCATATAACATGACTTCATCATCACAAGAGGTAAACTCTTTATTGATGAATACATATTTTGAACTCTTTAGGTAATTTCCAATCGATGCTAAGTGTAATGAAATTTCTGTAAAATATGGATATATCTCACCACGAGATAAAGCTTCTTCCACCTTAAGTAAAAAAGAATTAAGAACATATTCTTTATGTTCAAAATCGATTGGGTCTTTTAAGTACCAATCGGGTGATAATACAAAATTCATGGGTTTTTTATTTTCCATAAACTAATAATAAATAATGTTTACGGAATTATGAATACTTAAATGCTCAAGTCTCCGTTCTCAAATAAATAATAACCTTCACCGTTGTAATACACTTCTTCCTGACTACCATCCCAACTATTAAGTGTATGTCCATAACCATCCGTATCCACAACATCTTGAATTAACGAATTTTCATCTATGAACTCTTTAGCCCATTCATCAAATTCTCTACTTCCACCACCAAAAAATGAATCATAAAAATTTTTAGGGTCATCTCTATAATCAGATACTCTATCATCCACAACAGATTCTAACTTATCATCATCATAATCACCATCTGGGTCAGATTCAATTTCTTCTATTTCATCATTTTTTTCTTGAATTTCGTTTTCTATTCTTTCATATTCAGAATCATAATCCTCATCTTCATCATCTAAATTATTTAACTCGTCATTCAATTGTGATATTTCTTGTTTTAATTCAGTAATTCTCGCTTCTTGACCACGACTTAAATTTCTATCACTATCTTCTAAATAAGCTTCAGGATTATTATAAACATCTTCCTCAAAAAATTCTCTTAAATAATCTCTAAATTTATCATCATCAAAATGACCCATAACAAATGAAGGATTAAATCCTTCTATTCCAACATCATCAAGTAAATTTCTAACAGATTCAATAGCGCTTCTTTCAGTTTTAGCTGAGTCCCCCACATACCATTCTTTATCAAAATCACTTGTTGTTAACACATATAAATCATAATGTTGATATCCTAATGGGATTATATCATACACATCTTTTCTATTTTTTAACTCTTGAATTTCTTCCTCTAATGATTCAATATCGCTAACTAAATCAGTAATTTCATTAGCATTTTCAATATTAGCATAGGTTTCTTGTAATTGTTCCAACTCAACTTTAGCTTCTTCTAAACGTTGAGTCGATTCTGGTGTTTTTGGTGTTATTTCACCTTCATTAACAAGGTGTGTATATAATGCCCATGCACAAGAACCTAAATCGCCACTATCTAAAATTTCAGGGTTCCACTCGTCATCTTCACGTCTAACGTTAGCCGTTTCAAGTTTTTCATTAATTTGAGCTTGTCTTCTTTCCCTTTCTATTCTTGCTTTTTCAAGACGTACTTTTTCTTTATCCTTATACAATTCAATTTGTTCAGCATATTTTGAATTCATATAAGAAGTAATGGCTTGGTTTATTTTCTCAAATTCTTTGGTATCTAAAATCCAACCTTTGGTAAATTTTTGGTCAGGAGCATCAAAGAAAGAAACATCACCTTCAAATTTTTTCAACATAGCAACTTTATAAAATTTGTCAGAAGTTGGTTTTGTCTTATCAATAAAATAAAATAACTTACCATCATCCATATAATTCTTAAAGTGTGTATTATCGGCACTTGACGCTGTACACCATTTTGTACCAGCACCATAATAACATGAGGCTTGTGTTGTTAAAGGAGCAACCACCGTAAACTTATTATCTTCATAAACCAAATCAGCACCTTCAATAGTTTGAACCTCACGTCTTATTCTATTCTCATACTTTTGAATTGCAGTATTTAATTCCGCAAATGTTTTATACTGATTAATATCTTTAACTTCTAAATTTGAACCTATTGCAACAAATTTCTTTAATACAGGTTTAACCGTATCTTGTAAAATACCATCACTTACAGTATTAGGTAATACTCTTCCTAAGAAAGTTAAAAACTTGGAACCACCTGGTACTTCATTTGCAATATTGATAATTGCATCCAACTTTTCAGGTGAAAACTTTTCACCGTAGGTTACTTTGAAATCATCTTCTCTTCCTTCAAAAATTAAATCAACAAACTTCATTGTTTATAAATATTGATAAACCCATTATAGTACTTAAATTGAATATAAGAATATTTATCTACATAAACAAACTTAAATAAGATATCATGGGATGCGGAATATATAAACTAACTAACACAAAGAATATGAAAACATATATTGGTAGT